TGATGTACCTGAAGAACCTGATGTACCTGATGTGCCGTCAACGCCATCAGTACCATTTGTTCCATCTTCACCACTTGTCCCAGAAGTACCTGATGTACCACTTGTTCCATCTTGTCCAGATGTTCCAGAAGTACCATCTTCGCCACTTGTTCCAGAGGTGCCTGATGTACCATCAATACCATCTGTTCCAGAAGTACCATCTTCACCACTTGTTCCAGAGGTGCCTGATGTACCTGAAGTACCATCTTCACCAGATGTACCATTTGTTCCATCCTCACCAGACGAACCTGATGTACCTGATGTGCCGTCAACGCCATCAGTACCACTTGTCCCAGAAGTACCTGATGTACCTGAAGAACCTGATGTACCTGATGTGCCGTCAACGCCATCAGTACCATTTGTACCATCTTCACCGCTTGTTCCAGACGAACCTGATGTACCTGAGGAACCACTAATTGCAGAAATGCCATCAGCGCCATCAATACCAGTCGTACCACTTGTGCCTGAAGTACCAGAAGAACCTGATATACCATCATGCCCTGATGTGCCATCCTCACCACTTGTACCTGAAGTACCTGAACTACCACTTAGTCCAGAAATACCATCAGTACCATCAATACCAGATGTTCCGCTCGTACCTGAAGTTCCAGAAGCACCACTTGTTCCTGATGTACCATCTTCACCACTTGTTCCTGATGTTGCACTAATACCTGAAATACCATTAACACCATCGATACCTGAAGTTCCAGAAGTACCACTTGTGCCGCTTGAACCTGAAGTTCCAGAAGTACCATCTTCGCCACTTGTTCCTGATGTTCCACTTGTTCCTGATGTTCCACTAAGTCCAGAAATGCCGTCAATACCATTTAATCCATTCAAACCAGATGAACCTGAAGAGCCTGATGTACCTGATGTGCCGTCAACGCCATCAGTACCATTTGTACCATCAATACCAGATGTACCTGTACTACCACTTGTTCCTGAGGTGCCATCTTGACCTGAAGTACCATTTGTTCCATCTTCACCTGATGTGCCAGAAGAACCAGATGTACCCTGGCTACCACTGGTTCCTGATGTACCTGAACTTGCAGCTAAACCAGAGGTTCCTGATATACCATTAGTTCCTGATGTACCAGATGTACCTGAAGAACCATTTGTACCATTCGTTCCTGATGTACCAGATGTATTGCTTGATCCTGATGTACCAGCAGTTGTGCTCGTACCAGATGTGCCTGAAGTACCGCTTGTTCCAGCAGTACCATTTGTTCCTGAAGTATTACTTAAACCGCTTGTACCAGCTGTTCCATTTGTTCCGCTTGTTCCTGATGAACCTGAAGAACCTGAAGAACCTGATGTACCTGAACTACCATTTGTACCAGATGTTCCGTTTGTTCCTGAACTACCATTTGTACCTGATGTTCCGTTTGTTCCTGAACTACCATTTGTACCTGATGTTCCGTTTGTTCCTGAACTACCATTTGTACCTGAAGTACCATTCGTGCCAGATGTTCCACTAACACCTGATATACCATTTGTTCCATCTTCACCTGATGTGCCAGAAGAACCACTTAAACCAGATGCACCATCAGCACCATCAATACCTGATGTTCCACTTGTTCCTGAGGTTCCAGAAGAACCTGAAGTACCATCTTGACCAGATGTACCAGATGTTCCTGAAGTACCACCTGTTCCTGATGTTGAATTATATGGGGCTAAAGAATATGCAAAATATACATCTGTACCAGAACTAAATGTTCCATTTTGAGCAATTATATTACCATTAAGGGAATAACCTGCTCCGTAATTATCGGATGTTAAAAGATATGTTATAAAATTGCTTACATTATTTTTATCAACTAATGTTATAATAACATTTTGATTTGAATCTAATAATGTGTGTACTGTATCAATCCAATCGTTGGCATTTCCGTTAACAGCATCATAAGATACTGTTGTAGAGATTGAACTACCTGCTATTGAATAATTAAAATGTGTTGGATTTGCGGTTCCGTCATAATTCCATATTAATGCTGAACCAAAATTACTAACACCAGATGTACCTGATTGTCCAGATGTGCCTGATGTTCCTGATTGAAATGGTGAAACCCATTGTGAGCTATTACCATCATTTATAAAAACATATTCGTTACCTGTTGTAAGATCATACCATCTATCACCATTATGAGCTGGCGAAGGTGCTGGAGGAGCTTGTATAAAATATCTTAAACCAGAACCACCATTACCAACTGTGATAACACTGATATCATAATTTTGTGTGTCAACAAAATTACCATTCGTTACAACTGGTGTAAGAGTATTTGTACTATAAGCAGAACGTGAAACTGTACCACCTGTAAATTGATATATACCGAAATTTCCAGGATTATTAGTGTCAGTTACTTGAATTAAACCAGAACTTGTATTATTTGAAATATTTTGAAAAAATGATTCCCAATCAGCAGATGTGGAATCATAATTATTAATTTTTAATCTTTCTAAAGAGGCAAAATCGGTTTGTGCTAAATTCGATGCAATATAAAACGAACCTGGATTGTAAGCTGGTGGTACGGTAGTTAAATCAAGTTGCCATCTACCTGTGAGAGGCGATCTACCAATAGATGTACCACCACCACCACCAATTAATTTCCAAAGTAATACCGTGTTACCGTTAACAACTCCAGAAATAGAAAATCCACCAGTATATGCAGTTTGATCGTGATCGATCAAACATACATATAATGATGTAATATGTGTTGATGAATCTGTATGATATACAAATTCACCTTGTAAATAACTCTGTTGAACCCATTCTGTAATGTGCAAAAAGGTAAAGTTACCATCTGCCTCATGTGCTGTAAGGGGTCTATTTAAATTCTGTCGTAATATTAACATCTATCAGTAGCTTTTTTTTCATATAATACTTACTGATAAATAGTTAAAAATTGGGTAACCGTACCCTAAGACCTAACTTATTTTTTCCTATTTCCCATTACATCGTCAATCATACCATATTTTTTCGCTTCAGCGGCTGTCATCCAGTAATCTCTATCACTGTCAGCATAAACTTTTTCATAAGATTGTCCTGAATGAGTAGAAATTATGTCATATAATTCTTTTTTTAATTTGACAATTTCACGTGCTGTAATTTCGATATCTGATGCTTGACCATCTGCACCACCGAGTGGTTGGTGAATCATAATTCTTGAATGTGGTAATGCAAATCTTTTATTTTTTTCACCAGCACATAGTAAAACTGCTGCCATGGAGGCTGCTAAACCTGTACAAATAGTTGATACATCTGGTTTTATATATTGCATTGTGTCATAAATACCCATTCCAGCGTAAACTCCACCACCTGGAGAATTAATATAGATTTGAATATCTGCTGTGGGGTCTGTTGATTCAAGGAATAAAAGTTGAGCTTGGATAATATTTGATACTTGATCATTTATTCCTGTACCCATAAAAATGAGTCTTTCCATCATTAAACGTGAAAAAACATCCATTTGGGTTACATTCAATTGCCTTTCCTCAATAATATACGGTGTAATTGAGCTTTCAAAGTTGTGTAGTGTTAAACTACTGATACCCTGTCCTTTTACAGCGTATTTTCTAAATTCTTGTCCTAAGGTCATAATTTTAATAGATAGTTTTTACGTTAAATTTATTTTAGTAATACAATATTAAGAAATATTTTTGATAATAAACATACTTAACCAGTATTATTTTGATAAAATGTGGATAAAAAAAACTGACCGTTATATTGCATAACAGTCAGTTTAAAAGGATAAAATAAAACTGAAAGGTTGTTTTTCTTATGTCAAAAGATAAAAGAATTGCTGAAGCCTTTCACAAATAAACGTTTCTCGGAATAGTTGATTTTTTGAATAGTGAATATCTAAACTATAGAACTTTTGAATAGTATTATCTAAACTATAATGATTTTTTTGTCCTTTATACTAACAATTAAGTTAGCAATTTTAAGGTGAAGAAACATCATCAAAAACTCCTATCGCCATGATAATTGTATAGTTAATCTTGCCGAATCTATTCCCAACGTTTATATCTTAGACTGTTACTGGTTCGTATCTTTCGCTATATACGGTTTTATTCATAATAGCTACTGGTGTCATATCTTCACCAGATAACAGTGATTTTAAAATTGCAGGTGAAAATCCGCTCACCAATGCGGTACCATTATCGGTAATTTGTACTGGAAAGTTACCAGAATGTCTGCTTTGAATATTCCAAAATATAATTTTTGGCATTTCATATCCAGCTTGTGAATATCTGTGCTTAATCATATCAAGGGCTGTTTTACGACATGCATAGTTAAATTCCATATCAGACATAATCAAAATAGCTGTTGGCATTTCTGATTGTGGTAAATTATTAGTTTGAGCCTTATTCAAAATCAAACTAAATGTAGCTTCAAGGTTAGTTGAACCTCCCCATTCAGCACATTCCAATTGACGGAATCTATCTGATAAATTACCAGTAAGATATTGCAATTTTGGATGATCACTAAAAGTTAAGAAAGCATTTTTAAAGATACCTTCGTTTCTTTCAGAAATGTATAGACCAAGTGATATACAAACATCCATACATGTTAAATTTGGATTACCACCAGCAGATATTGACATTGAACCAGATACGTCACATACTGGCAATAAACGTTCATTGTTATTTTCTAACCAATTAGGTAGCGCTTCCCATTGCTTTACAGCTAAGGTTTTATCACCCATTCTTAATGTTTTAACAACATCGTATGGATATACCGCACCAGCGTTTATCTTTGTATCACCATTTTTGTACATGTCAAATCTTGTGCTATCGTTTTTAGCGAAAGCTTTAGAATAACGTGCCATAGCTAATGATGGTACATGTTCGTATGTAATATTAGTCCAACCCTTAGAACACATAAGTTGCTCAACAACTTTTGTATTTGTAACCAACAATTTACGATATTGTTTTGGTGAAAGCTTCATAAAACGTTCCAAAGCAATAGCTTCTTTACCTTTACGTGGCATCCACTTAGCGCAAAGACCATCACCGTTGTTTAATGCGGTTTGGATCAATTCTTTTGCTTGAGTGTCAAGCTTTGTACCAAACAATACAAGTAAGTCATCCCAACGACCATAAAACGGAACTAACTCAAGGTTTTTAGCCAAGGTAGATGTTTTATTTTCTGCAAGATATGACATAATATCTTTAAAGATTTGTCTTTCACCAGCGCCTTGACGAGCATCACGCACCCAAAACAAAATTTTCATTGCTGTTAATGGATTTTCTACAAAAGCTTTAGAAAAATTTGCAATTAAGAGATTTTTATCTTGACCTCTCATAGCACCAATAGTGAAGAATAAATCAACACATGAATTAAGTGTAGAACTGTTTGTAACCATACCATTTTCAGTACGGTTGTCTCTTGTACGCATAGCGTTTAATAATTGTGATTGTGACATAAGAAATAAATTATTTAACAAAAGTAATAAACTTTTTCTCTAAAACCAAATTTTTTGATAAAAAAAGTTAAATATTTTTTTATTTAATATCTTTATTACTTTTAATAGCCTCAACCGCTTTATCCGTAGGTGCATAAACACAATCACCACTTTCATCCATTCCAACAATATCAATAAGTCCTTTATCGTATAGAGAGTTTATAGTAGCCAAAATTACATCATGGGTTGTACGATTTATAACTTCCTCTAATTGTTCTTTATCAACTGTTGGTTCACCAAGTTGTTTCATATTTTCTTCACAAAAAACAAATAAATGTTTTTCAAAAATATCTTTTTCCATCATTGGGTTTATATTTGGAATGAAAAATCCATCATTATCCAATTCCTGGATTAGATTTTTTGCGTAGATGATTATATCAATATTTTGCATATTATAATTTTTAAACAATAGTATTAAAAACTATTTATAAAGTCAAATTTTTGCTTGAAAAAACTGTGTTGATGTCTTGAATAAAACTATTTTCCCAGGATTCTTTTCTTTTATGATACTCGATAAAATCCTTTTTATTCTTTGCACTCAATTCAAATTTACTTATAGGATTATCCTCGAAAACTCTATTATTCATCAAAATCAAAGAACCAATTTCACATTCGGAAGAATTCTTTCCCAAATCAACACTCAGATAGTGATGATCTTGATCTGGTGAAAAATAATATACTTTTAACTTATGTGAATTTTTATCATATGATGCATAATTGTATAGAAATAACCCCTCATACTTTTTTAGTTTTGTTATAAAGTCCTTCATCTTTTTAAGTTTTATCAACTATTTATTCATAAGCACAAGAATAAAAGACTTTATATAAATACTTGAGTTATGAAAGAAAAATTGACAGTAAATAAAAGCGACATAAATAAGTTGATCGAAAATGAAATAAACCATTATAGACCAAAATTAGAAGATATGGCTGGTGGACTCGGTGCAGATGAGGATCGTGTAATAGATTACTCTCAAAAACCAGAGGGGTCTGGTGAAAAAACTAAATTCGAGTTAAAAGAACCTATTCCTGAATTACTTGAGTATTTAAGCAAGCTCGAAGAAGCAAGAGGTATTTTAAGTAAGGTTGCGGCTAAACACGCTGAAGACGAGGTGAAAAAAAGAATTTATCACCACTACAAAAAAAATCAAGATACGTGTTTAGAAATGATTAAAGAGTTTAATATAGTACACTAACTCTTAAAATTATCTTCTTTAGATAATTTATTCAATAATTCAATTTCTTTATCGTTTACACCTATTGGCATTGTTGGTATAATTTCAACAAATAGATCTCCTTTTCCAGACATAGATTTCAAACCTCTTCCTGGAATTCTATATTTTTGTTTCAACTCACCATTTGATTTATATTTCATTTTAATATCACCATCAAAATGATTTATGATTGTATCACTACCAATTATAAAATTGACAAGTGGTACCTTTTTTTGATATAATAAATCTTGGCCAACAATTTTAAAATTAGGATCGTCAGTAACTTTCAATATAACAATTAAATCGTTATAGCTACCATTTTCTAATTGGTTACCTTTACCTTTCAAAAATATTTGATCTATGGTTAAGTTAAAATCAATGCTTTTCTTTTCACTGACATAATCTACAGTATATCCTTTACCAAAACAAGAACCACACATTTCAGCATAATCTGTATTACCATCTTCATCATTGATGTGTGTTTTTACAAATCCAACACCATTACATTTCGGACATTTTTTTCTACCACCATTGGTTAATATTAATCTCTCATAATTTAATGTTGAAGTTTTGTTCAAATACAGATCTTTTAAAGAACACGTATAATATATTTTTTGTGCTGGTTGTCTATTAGAAAAACCGAAAAGATCGTTTATATCAAATCCACCCATATTGGCACCAGAAAATGGGTTTGAGCCTCTAAAACCGCCCATAAATGGATTACCTTGTTGTGATTGTGGATTATCATATTTTTGTCTTTTTTGATCGTCTGATAATACCTCATAGGCCTCTGCAACTGCTTTAAATTTTTCCTCTGCGCCAGGTTCACTATTTCTATCTGGGTGATATTGCATAGAAAGCTTTCTATAAGCTTTTTTAATATCATCTTTACTTGATTTTTTATCAACTCCAAGTATATTGTAATAATCTTTACGACTCATATGTATAAAATAATTTTATATAATAACGGTAACCGAAAAAAATGTATGGGGTCATTTAGACTCTATACTGATGCTTTGAACAAATATAATAAGATTTTGGATCAAAACCAAGTTTTTTTTCCAAAACAGTATATGTGGAATGGTGTTAAAACTGATTATGAATTAGTTTTAACTGCACCGAATACCAATAATAAAAAGATTGAACATTTTAGAAATGAATTTGGTGCTTTAGTACACATAGTTCCAAAAGGTGATTTTGTTATAAAAAAAATTCAACCATATCTTGTTGAAGAAGAAATTACGCATAAGAATTCGGATACAAAACATGATTTTAAGTCTTTTATCAAAAATTTTATATTGAAGGATAATACAACCAAAGTAATTACAACAATAAATAATAAATTGGTTATAGAATATTATGAGAATGATAATGTAGATCTTTTTATCCTTAAAAATAATTCAGATTCTATTAGATTAAATGACTTAACAAGTAACTTTGTTCAAAGTAATTCTTTAGGAAATTTTATGTTTTTCAATGAACCAAGTAAAGATAATAAAATCAGATTATATGATAAGATTCAGGAACAACTTGGTCTGGACAGACATTATCTTATAAAGATATCAACAAGATAATTATTTTATTTTAAAGATAAACTTAATATCCAACAAAAGTAATTCGAAAGATTTTCTTGATGTATATTTATCTAAAGCAAATGTGTTATTTATTTTTTTAAAACATTCTTGTTGTAGTTGTTCGTGTTCAACTGGCTCCAGATAATATGTTATTTCAATACCAGGTCTGTAAAAATTATTAACCTTTTTTATATTTTTAGCAACAAGATATAAATCATCTAATCTCATAATACACTGAATAATTTTTTGAAGAATCTTTTTATCTTATTATCTTTTTTTATTTGTGTATACACTTTAGCCATTTCAGAGTTATAATTAGTGTTTATTTCTGATGCTAATTTTTTTCTTAACATAACGTCTTGGTATTTGTCTTTTGCAATTTCATTTTCAAAAGCACGTTTTTCATACTCATTTGAGGTCATAGTTCAAAGGTTCTTTTGTAATATAAATAGTGAAATCATCATGCAGATATCCTGTGATTAAATACACATTATCATAAACTTTTTTCAATTCCGTTAATACTTGGTATGGGTCAAAAGAATTAAATCCATATTTTTCAAATTCTTCATCATATAATAATAGATTAAACGCAAAACCTTTTTTTGATAAAGAATAAGCTTTACTAATCTTATTTGATATTTCTTCACCAGCTAAATCAACAGTGAAAACACCAGAAGCAATAACCCAATCATATTCTTCATCAACATCTTCAATTTCATTTGTTATGAATGAATAGTTATTATATAACTCACAAGCTTTTTGTATATATTTGGGATTTATATCAATACCTGTGTAATTCACATTTAGATTTTTAGATTCTAAATAATCCACAAGATGACCTAAACCACAACCATAATCAAGTATTTTATCACCATCTTTTACACCGACATTTAATAAAATAGCAAATCTTGTATATTGCTCTTCCTTAGAAGTCCATCCAACTTTTAAAGAACTCTTTGGATCGGTGGTTGTATCTATGTTAAAATATGTGTTATAAAAATCTACAATTGAACTCATAATTCTCTTTTTAAATTATCTTCTATTAAACATTGTATTAGATAAACAAACCAAACAAAACCTACAACAGAAAAAGAATCAAATAATATTGAGTATATTATTTGAAATAGACTAATATCATCTATATTAGGTTCTGAAATAATATATGTTAATGATGGTGAAAACTTTAGAAAAATAACACTAAATAAACCAACCCAAAAACTTGTGCACATCATGCAGTTAAGTAAATTATGGAAAAATCCATTACTAAAATAATCTCTTAATGGCTTAAAAATTTTACTTTGTACTATTAATGTTGTTAAACCATAACAACCGATATAAAATATGATCAAACCCATTTTATTTATCATCATCTTTATTAACCGTAACTGGTGCGTTATCAATTTTTTTGCTAATCAACTTATCAGTGGTTAAATCAAATTTTAATGTTTTCAAATCATTAAACTCAGTTTCCAGAAATATTCTTTTTAACTCATTCATTTTCTGTGCAAACAAATCTTGTTTCTTCTCAATCTCAAGATTGTATTCAATTATATTAGATACAATATTGAACAAATCAACAAATGTGGTTGTATTTGAATAAAGTATATAATATATTGTACCATCATCATTATCCTTTTGCTTTTTAAGGATAGTTTCTGAAGATACTTTATCCTCAGGTATAGCCCAATCCTTTTTAATCATAAAGTCGATAACCTTGAATTCTGAGCTATTGATTCTCAAACCAAAAATATTATCTGGATATTTTTTAAATAATTCATCTATGCTCATATTCCAATTCCTTTTATTAGTGATGTTATTATAATAGATAATGATATTGCAATATACACCAAATCTTTTGACGTATACTTTAATTTCACAGGCTCTGGTTTTATAAAATTAGATATGAATATAAAACCATGCCTAAATATAACAAAACAAGAAAGAAAAAAAATTACATATAGTAATTTATTTAATATTAATTGTACCATATTTTTATTTTAAAAGTAAGAAATTAAATCCAGTAAGTCAAGTTTTGATATTAAAATATTTACTTTGGATCTTGTAGAGTTCGATAAATATGTCGTATTCTGACCTTGTTTTAATTTTGTCTATAGATATAATGTCAGACCAGAAATCACAAATTTTTGCCAGTAAGATAGCGTCTTTGATTTCAGAATTGTAGAATATATCCACAAAATAGTTTAGGTGATAATAATAATGTTCTCCTTTTTCTTTGAACATTAATTTTTCCTTTTCGAATTCTTTTATTGTTTTATCCCAACACCATTTGAAATGTGTTGATATAAGTTCATCATTTATGATTATATCATCACCGAGGTATGTTTCATTGATAAGTTTAGCTAAAGAGATAGTAAAATCTCTAAATAACTCAACCTTTTCTATGCTTACACCGTTTAAATTATTCAAATAATTTAATTGATCATAAGTCAATGGCCTTGAGAAATAATCAATAAATTTATTTGCTGGTTTATGATTGTCCATATAAATAAATATGGACTTCTTTTTCAAGAAGTCCACATTATTTAAATAAACATGTTTAGGTTTAGAATAGTTTTCTCATTCTTTCTATTTGCCTGTCGATTTTTTCGTTCAAATCACCACCACCTGGCTTCTTTTTACCACCTTTTGATTTACCAGTAATACTTGTTTCTTCGTAAGGCTCATCTGTAACAATAAGTGGATTTGGTTTGAAGAACGAATCTCTTTGACCTTGATTAGCAATAGAAGCATTTATTATAGCTTCACCTGTTTTCTTAGTGCTTTCGTGATCAACATTAGCTTCTTCACCTACCTTAGATACGTCACGTTTTCTTGAGTGGCCAGTTTTAACTTCCATTTCAACTCTATCTTTATATGATTTTGGTACATCATTTTGGAAATCAAGATTCAAGTTATTAAAAGCACCCAAATATTGTTTGTCAATATCTTTTTGGTGATCGCTTTCCATGTCTGGATTGAATTTATAATTTACTCTATCTTCAGCTTTTTGCTGAACAGTCTTTTGACTATCCTCAGCGGCTTTCATACCATCTTTAGATTCTTTTGAAGACTTTTTGTTTTCAGCGTCAACATTCTTTCCTTTTTTAGGTGTGAACTTAGGAAGTTCATTTTCAGCCAAACCTAACAATGAAAACTCAGGTTTTACCATAACGTCATGTTCAGCTGTTTCTGGTGTATTAACGCCAGATATTTCTTCACCTTCATAATATAAAGCAACCCCAGCAAGGTTTTGATAACTCATAGTTATTTTATCTTGAATCCATGGCTCAAGATCAGCATCTGGTTGAATTTTATCTAAGATTTTTTCAACAAATTCTTGAATTTCATGCAATTTTGCTATTGACATATGACCTTCTGGTTCTTCATCTATTTGTTGTGTTAACATAGGTGAACCTTCCCAACCCTCTTTATTTAAAAACTTCTTAGCAAATGGATCAGATTGACGCATATGCTGTGCGCTTACTGTATGTACATGACTTTCATCTGTACCTTCTTCTTTAATAGGTGCCATAGCCATTGATTCATCAGGTAATTCTTTAGTCTGGATATCTTTAATTAAACGACCAATCATTGGTTTTACATTATCAGGTATACTACCATGCATAATTTTATTACCTTTCTTGGTTACTGCTATTTTAATATGGTTTCCATAATTATGAAAACTCAACATAGCATATGGAAATGGTTTTTCCCCACCATGTTGTACACTTTTTTCAATATGACCCTTTGTATTATTACCAAAAGCATCAGCAATTTTATCAACCATTTGTTTGATCTCAGGTTGTACATGTTTTGCAAAAGTACCTGCCTGATTCATTGATTTAATACGGCCCATATCATCGCCATTTTTTTCTTGATCAGGATACTTTAACATGGCGGTATTGTGAGCAGCATATTTTACTTCTGGTGATAATTCATCCATAGGTTCTTCTTCAAGAAAAGGACTATAATTTTCATCAGCCATGTCCTCATCCATTTCAGTAGATTCGTTCCAATTTTCATTGATCCATTCTCTTAAGTAAGAACCACATTCATTTTGGCTCGACATGATAGATTCGTACATATCTTTACAGATATCATCATCTTCAAGCATAGCTGCGCAATGACCTTCATAGGTATCGCCTTCTTCAAGAGATTCAGGTAAAAACCCCTCTTGTTGCATAACTTCATACATACATTCGTTCAAAGCTTCATTTGTAGCCATTTCACTCATGCAGTGTCTCATTGTTTCTAAATTCATATTATATATAATTTATATTTTTATTTATTTTAATATTCGTATGATAAATATTCTTTTCTTATAATTTCTGCAATATATTCTGGTGTCTTTTTAGAAATATTAGCGATTTCACAAATTTGCTCATAGCAGCTTTCACACATATGTTCTTTCGACTCACCTATCAATTTAACAGGATGATCGATTGCACCTTGGCTACAATATGGAAAAGACTGACATTTTGATTTAATTTGTATCAATTTACCTCCGTTCCACGATGGTTTAACAGTTTTATCAACATCGAACCATTCGTTTATATCTTTTTGTGTAACTTTTGTACCATCAGTCTTATATAGAAATTCTGGACTTTTATAACCCTCACTTTCTTTCAAATATCCTTGTGGTGGGGTAACTATTTTACCGCCAGGAGAATTTTTTCTTTTGGGGTACATAATCCTTGAATTGAATGCACGTTTACTAACACCCATAAGTGGAACCTCGAAAGATCCACCTACAGAACTTATAGTAGTATTTTCATTCAATTTATTCATTAGTTAGAAGAATTTTTTAAATCATTAGACCAGAAATTTCTTCTTGTCCATAGGTTTTTATACATTTGGATAAGAACATTTTTTGATATATCAACCATATGTTTTTCCAAATCTTTGTCATTTTTAATGGCTTCTTTAACCATTTTTTTAACTTTTTCGTTTATATCGCTGGTATTTGTCATACCTAAAAATTCTTTTATTTCCTTCTTTACAATAGACTTTACATCATCTTTTGTAACATTTGAACTTTCGTTTATAACTTCTTTACCTTCGAGAACCTCTGAAAACCATTCGGTTAGTTGTTTGTCTGTTACTTTAACTTTCATGACATTTATTTTATATAAATATTTATTTTTTTCCGAAAGTGATAAAATATCCTACACCTATACTTGGTGTGAACTTAAAACCTATTCCATTATTTTGTTGAACCGCTCCAACTGCTAAAGGTGTTATGCAAAGACCCCATCCAGCATGATATTTTTCTTTAACTGGCGGAGGACAAGGTTTGTTTTCTTGCCATGGTTTATCAAGTATTTCAGCGTTTCTAAAATTAAATTTCATCATTTTTTCTGAAATAGGGTTAGTTGCTTTACCTGTACTATCTACATAAAACGGAACTATTTTAGTTCTGGTGAATTTATTTTTAGGATCTTCGTATTGACTAATTACAAAAGTAAAATTGAATCCAAAATTTTTAATCAAGGTTGTATCTGGAGAAATATCCAAAACATCATTGTTTTTATTGATCTTGAAAAATGAAACCCCATCGATTGTTCTTACACTATCCCATGAATGAAATTCCAAACCATATTTCTTACTGATAGAATCATATTTTAATTTATTTAAAACCGTCATATCAACAGGAACATATTGTGGTTTAACAACAGTTATTTGTTTTGTTTTTGCTTCTTGTAATGCATCAACTTTGTCAACCATTTTAAATAACTCAGAATCAACTGTTGCCAATTGTTCTTTAGTCGTTTTCAATTGAATTGTGCTATCTTTCATAGCCGCTAAGTTTTGATCAGCAATGTGTGTTGCCTCATTAAACTTATTTTCCAGTTGTTTTGCTTTATTGCATTGTTGTAATAATAAAGCAAAAAGAGCCACCATGACAACCACCATGATGACTTTGATATTTTTTAATAAAAGATTGATTAATGTAATAATTCCCATATTATATATTTGTTTGCGAAATTTGTACCAAGTTGTTTCTACCAACTTGCGGATCATTATATGTTTTTATTAGTGTACCTATTAATGTCATATAATCTGGATTAATTTCGACATTACCAGGAATTAATTCAAGTTTAGGACTTTCTAACTTTGTATCAATAACAATATCCTTGATGAAATCAACACCAGGGTTTTTAATAGTTGCAGATGTTATGATAATTCTACCATTCATTACCTCAACATTAACAACATCCATTATTAGGCCAGATGCCTTAAGAAAAGCACCAACACCTTCAATAACCTGATTTCTATATTCATCAGACATTTTGGAACCAGTGGAATTCTTCAAAAATCCTGTGGCTTTTACATCATTAAACGCAACCCTTTCACTATTAGAACTCTGATCACCACTCATTGGATTTTGAGATTCTATACCCTCGTTCAAACCATTTTTCATTTTCCTTGTTATATTCAGAAAATGTTTCATCGAATCGTATTCTCTACTCATTAGATATTAAATTATTTGTTATATATTCAAAATCCATTGCTGGACTTAGATCATAATAATTTTTATTATAGTTACTTCTATTTAAAACTCCTTTAAAGGATTTTGGTCTTGTTATTGTGACGTTATTCCCAGTAAATTGTTTTTCAATAGAGTATCTATCACATAAATAGTTTAATAATTGCAATAAAACCTCGATTTGTGGCTTTGTGTAGGTCGCCCAGTGCTTTTTATTTTTCCAAGAACGTTCAGTTATTTCATCATCATAAACATCACCTTTCCAATCAATAAAAACATTCTTTTTGATATCCTTTTCAACCCATCCAATATTTTCAAGACATATTATTATCGAATAATTGTCAGAATCCTCAAATGACATAAAATTGGTCACTAATTCTGGGTTAACATGTTGATAAACATCACCTTTACGAGAAATGGTATAATGAGGTATTCTATCGTATTTACCATTAAATCTTGACTGTAATTTGATAAAATGGTTTTCTAATATAGAAGATGTGTTACAAAGTATAATTTGTTTCTTCTTATGCTTTGTATCAAATAAATTTGAAAAATCATAATCTATATTGAAGTTAATCATTTAAAAACTCTGATTCTATCTAATATTTTATTTTTTTCTATTTGTTCTGGCGATAAATTTTCAATTTCTATGATTGGTTGTCCCTCAACCTCATTTGTAACTTCATTTTCTTCTTCTGGTTCTGTTTGGTCAGCATATTGAGAATTAGCTAAAGCTGTTGGTTCATCTTCATATGTTTCACCAACGGCATCCCTTTCAGCTCTTTTTTTAGCAACAGTTTCCATGATTTTTGCAAATTCCACCTCTTGGCCAGCTTTTATCATTGCATCATAATCATTTTTTGCCTCAACTAATTCTGAAGATGGTTCAGGATAATTTTCATCATCTACCTCAATTTGAATTGTGTTTTCTTCTGGTCTTAAATAATCAACTAAAGATTTAATGAATCCAAGAGCCACAAGAGGTAATACTGCACCGCTAACAAGAGATAGTATTCTTTTTTGTTCGATAACTTCGTAATCAACCATACCGAATAACTCTATCCAACCTTGGTAATTTGCAAGGTGCATGTATGCATAATAGGTATTACCCATTGCTTGCATTAATGTTAACAAAATGAACAAAGACCATACTATGCCTTTGTTCATCTTTTTTAACGCTATTATTGAAGCTAATGATGCTGCTGCACCTACTTCAAAGGCTATTGCCAATGTTATAGCTAACCAATCTGGATTTGATAGTTTAAAAAATTCAACCACATGGATAGTGGATATTGTACTTACTAAAGCGTACAATGTAACAAATACCCATATAATAAAATTTCTTGTTAACTTATTTTCCATTATTTACCGATTGTTTTTAGTTCTTTATCAATCTCAGACATACGGTTAACATCCATCATTTTTCTATCTGTAGATTGAATCATTCTTTTTTCAGATCTTAGACCTTCGGCTTGTATAGCTTTTATCATTTCTGTATTTAAACTATCGTTTTTAGCTTCAAGTCTAACAACTTCTTTTCTTAAGGTTTTTATATCAGATGAATTAGAACATCCTTTGAACCATACTAAAATAAATAATACTAACACCCAAATATTAGTATTTTTAAGATACGTGATTAAATTTTTCATAAAAATGGTTTTATATAAATATTATAGTAATTCAAATAATTTATATGAATTAAATCTCAATTTTTTTATAGCTTTTTCTTTGATTTGCCTAACTCTTTCTTTAGTTAGATCCAAATCTTCAGCTATTTCTTGTAAAGTACTTTCTTTATCATATAACCCAAAGTACCTGGTAATTACTTGTTTTTCATCAACATTGAGTGAATCAAGTAATGAAATTAAAGCAAAATTCAAATTTTCTTTTTCTACCTCAAGTGTGCTATCGGCAAGAACCGCATCCTGGTCGGCTATAACATCATGTAATGCATATCCCTCATCATCTGATGGTTTATCCAGAGTTTCAACAACAGGTATTGTTATTTTAACAAAGTCTGGGTTAAATTCACCTATTTTATCAGCCTGTTTATCCAATTTATACATGTCGTTTATGACATTTACAGGCAATCTTATTGAACGTGATTGTTCGTTAAGGGATTGTAGGATTGATTGTCTAATCCACCAAACAGCATAAGAAAGAAATCTTACATCTGTTTGATTTGTGTCATATTTTTCTAATGCCTTCATCAAGCCATAATTACCTTCTGATATGAGATCTTTAAGATCCATCCCTTTATGAAGATATTGTTTAGCTACTGAGATGACAAATCTTAGGTTGCTGACAACCAATAAATCTTTGGCTTTTTCATCACCTTTATTTATTTGTCTAATAACTTCGTTTTCTTCCTCTCTTGTTAATACGTTAAATCTTTTAATGTCTGTTAGGTAGCTTAAAAGTTCGCTCTGATTAATCCAATGTGATGTGTCTAATTTCATTTTTTAAAAATTTTGTTATAAAGTGTTTTTTCTTCCTCTGTTAAATTGTCGAAGCCGACCTCTTTTATTTTATCTATAATAACATCTACTTGTTCCATATCTATGTTTTCCATAGACATTTCATTGAAGTTCGAATGTTGTTCCATGTCATTATCTAATTTGATATGCGTAAGAATTTCTTGCGCAATCTCTTCCCTCATCTTATGTATCAAACCAATGAAAAAATGTATTTTTTGAAGTTTTTCTTCATTTGTTATTTTAACATTTGATTCATCATAAAGGTTTTTGTTAATTAAATCATTGCAAAATCTACCATAATTATTTTCTGTTACATCAAATAGATAGAAAAGGTCTATATATTCAGAATAAACTTTATTGAATACAAGATTTAAGTCTTTTAATGATTGTTTTGAATTAAATATAACTATTAAAGATGCAGGGCCGAATGTGAATCTTAAATCATGTTCATTATCCACAACTGGTTTGATACCATGTTTAAAGTTTTCTGGATATCTACCAAGAAACATTAACATGTATCTTTTAGATTTCTTTTTAAATAAATTTTTTATTGTCATATATAAATGATATCTCATTAAAAATAGTGCAAAATTAATTGTCTTCATGTATAATCTTGGATATGTTATCTTTCTTAGCAACTTTAATGGTATTATCAGCCCATTCTTGTACCAATGGATTGTGACTAATTAACCAAATGTGTTCAAAGTATAATTTTATTTTATCAAAGAATGAGCCAAGTCTTTCAAGATTTTCATTGGCAACTTTACCAGTAACTTCATCAAAGATAATGATATTTGGTTTAGGTAACGAACAAACTTTTCTTAAAACACATCTTAGAGCTAAAGAACTAACTGTTCTTTCATAACCAGAACCAGCATACAAAGGTTTTTCAATGTCAGTTATAGCATCCACCATCCAAAATTCAACATCCCCTTTTTCATCCATTCTTAACTCCAATACGAACTCCGCAGTATCGACCAATAACATTTGTAGGTAAGAGTTAATTAATGGGATCATTGTACTCAAAATCATCTTTGATATACCGTTTTTACCAAATAACTCAAGATATACCTTATATATTTTATCAATCAGCTCATCCTTCTTCAATTCTTTTATCAACAAGTTATAGTCATTGATCAATTTTTCTGAAGACTCTACATCTTTTTCCAAACTCTTAATCTGTAACATACACAAATCTCTTTCATTATTTGCGTTAGTTATTTTGATTCTCAGGTTTGTCAATTCTGTGTCAATCTTTTTGTTGTTTTCAATATTCTTAACATTTGCTCTATAGTCATTAAGTTTTTGGGTTCCTCTACTCAAACTCTCATTGTAGGTTGCAAGTTCACCTTTAGCTTTACTAACAAGTAATTCGTTTTTATTGAAGTCATCCCATTGTTTTTTAATGTCTTCAAACAAAGTAATCTTCGCATTCAAATCATTTAGTTCGACTCTCTTATTATTGTTATCATTTTCTAAAGCATTGATTTCATTATTAATTGAATCAATTTTATCAGAGTTATCAACGCCTTCAAGTGGTCTACTGCAAGTTACGCAAAGTTCACTATCTTTTAGCATTTTTATTGTTTCTTTTTTTGAAGAAATTTGAAATTCATTTTTTAATAAAATTGTATCAATTTCTTTAGCTTGCATACTCAAACTCTGGTATGTATCAACATCAAAATTTTCAGATGGTTGTGGTACAGCAATTTCAAGCTTAGTAAGTGCATCGTTTTTATCAGCAATCAATTTATTCAATTTATCGATACCCTCAATAATTGTCGATTCGTTGATTTTATATTGTTCTGTGTCAACATTGTTAACACGCATACTCAACAAATTATCTTTAGTTTTTTCTAACTCCTGAATATTTGCATTTATTGTGATAAGTGATTGTTTGTTAGAATCATTAAGCTTATTATTTTGAACAATCCTATCTTTTTCTTTATCAATTTTGGTTTGGACTTCAGCAACATTTGTTATAGCTAAATGAGATTTTTCTTTCCATTCAGCATAATGTTTTTTACCAATTTTTTCTTTTTCTCTATAAAATTCAAGACCAATAAATCTGGTTAACAATCTTCCTCTTTCTGTTGGTTTTGTTTTGATTAAATCATCCAAATTATCACCAGTGGCAAGAATTGTTAGTAAGAAATCATCATAAGTACCAACATAGTTTTTAATTAAGTCGTCAGTGTATTTTCTTTGTTCACCATTTAATTGCTTGGTACCACCTTTTGGTAAAATTTGGTAAAAATCAACTTCTGATTTACACACCATACCCTTACCTTTAGATTCTTTTCTACTTATGGTTCTTTTGATAATATATTCATCGCCTTCAATTTCTACAGTACCTTTAACCACAACCAAATCTTTGTTGGTGAATTTGTTAAAAATACCATCGAGTTTATCTGTTTTACTTGTTACACCAAAAAATAAAAACGACAATAAATCAACAGTTAAAGTACTCTTACCAGAAAAATTTGCTGGATTTGATATTATGGATGTGATGCCAGGTTTATCAATCTTGATAATATTGTTTTCACCATAAGACAGGAAATTTGAAAATTCGATTTCCTTTATCTTAAAATTCTTATACTTACCGTTTTGTTCTTTGTAATCGGTAAGTTCTGAATTGATAGTATCGTCAAGCTTTTTAAGGAAATCACGATTTACCTCAATATTATTATCTTTAAGATACTTATCAATTAATTGGTCTTGGTAATTATCGTCAAGAATCACATCACTTGCATCAGCATGTGCTTCGAGATCTACATCTATTTCAGATGTTTTATTTGCAATAGGTTTAAAAACTACCTTAACCTTATTGGTATTATATTTATCCTGAAAATACTTTTCAATCAATTTTTCATTTGATTTATTGTAATTATCAAGTGTATCTTCCCAATAAACTCTTATGTAATTATTCTCATTATATAAATCGACATTATAATCTGTCATATAACTCATTGTATCTGTCATCATCATCTTTATCTATTTTTGTTTCTATAATATTTTCTTGTTTAACAATTTGCTCTTGCGTTTTTTCTTCGACTTTAACTTCTTCCAATTTTTTATTATCTCCACTTTTCAACATACCATATTTTTCTATGTTGAATCCATTTACAACAATTTTATTAATGAAGAATTCAACATCTGCTATATTGTTTAATTCACAATATGCCTCAATTTCTTTATATATTTTTTTATTGATATTAACCATTAACCAGTACCTCCGAATCGTTTTCAATATCAGACATATCAGATATTTTAAAAGTTAAGTATTTCACAGGATTATCTATGTTTTCAAACTGGTATGTACATTTAGATTTGTCTTTAGGATCTAATGTTATAACACAATATCCATGTTCTGAAATTGATTCACCATAGTTCTGTTGTATCAGACTTCCTACCATTATAATAGGTTGGTTATTTTTGTTAAAAAATACTTGTCTTTTATGAATATCACCACATAATGTTAAATCACATTCATCAAACTTGTTTGGTTCAGTTCCATGATTGAATGAAAAACCATTGTCGTTTTTAGCGCCCATGATAACACCGTGAAATAAACCTATATAAGTTTTATCTTTGTAAGGTTTTTTATAAAGTTGCACTGGCGGTGTGTTGTTATTGTAAATACTATATACAGTCCAAACAACATTATCATCTGGGTACAATTCACTTTCTTTATAGTAGAAAATATTTGGTTTACCCAAAGCAGACAAGATTGGTGTCAAAGCATCTAATCTTTCTTTATTTTGTTCAACTATATCATGATTGCCAGGAATGATGATGAGTTTCTCACAATTATCTGAACATGAATCAAGAAACCATTGAACTTCGTTAACAAGCTCTGGTGTTAGTTGATTTCGAGAGTGTACTATATCACCAGTAATAACAATTCTATCTGGTTTTAGTAGTTTCATTTTATCAATGAAATACTCAGCAATTGATCTGAATTCTGTATGCCTCTGATACGTTCTGTAATGTATATCGGCCAAATGTACGATTTTGTTAATCATGATTATACACCTAATTTTAATTTATAATGTTGAATAATTAATTCCGCTTCTTTTTTCATGTATGGAACAGGTATTAATTTAAATATTTCAAGATTTTTATCCCAATAAAATAAACCACCTCTGTTGAATCTTTTACCAGTTTCTTTCTCGTACATTACACCATAGATTGAGATTTGTAAACAATAAGTTGTGTATTGAGAATATACAAGGTGATCTACAGGAAAATACATGTATTGGGCAAAATCATTATCGTAATTGAACTTTTTATTTGTCTTAAAATCCCAAACATTAAATCTGTCCTTATCAATATCTTCTATAATATCCGATGTTCCAGCAATACCAAGTTCATCATTAAATTCAATAGACATAATTCTTTCTGGATGTACGCTATTAGAACCAATTATTGATAATTTTTCATCCATGCAACATTCCCTAAACGCCCTGATAACAGTCTTTTCAAAGTTATCTCTTGGTGTATAAATGTTATTTTTAGCAAGTAAATATTTCTCTAATATTGCGTGTAAGTTAGTACCGTATTCATTGGCAACTCTATTAATTTCTTTCCACTCCGCAAGTATTTGCTCCTTTTCAACGCCTTTCCTATCAGCGACCCTTTGCGCATGAAAGTGTTCATCAAATTTTTCTTTGTATTCACCAAGTACAGTAGTTACCGAAGTATATTTTACATTTGGTTTTTCATCGTTAAAATATGTATGGGTTTCGTGATTTAAATTTATCATATTATTCTTTTAATCTATAACTTTTTATTAATAATTTTTTTATTTCTTCTTGCCCATACAATTGATTATATAACGACAAATCATATCCTTCAGGTAAATTATTTATTAATACTTTATTAAATAACCTACCAGCATTTAATTTATGATAAATTTTTTTTGCATCATCCCAGGCATCAGGGTCTAATATAATCACAACGTAATTATTAGCCTTTTTATATAAAACATCGTAGATTTTATCATATAGTTTTTTTCCGAGTAATGGGATACTATTTGGGACAGGAATATGATCGAAACAACCCTCTACAATGAATACAGGTTTATTCCAATCTATTAAATTCTCATTAAAGATAATACTTGTTTTATCCGCTTGAGAATTCAAATATTTAAATTTTTTTACTTTTGGTGATACGGCTCTGGTTACAAAATAATTTAATTCACCATTAGCATCATAGGAAGGTATAACAATTCTATATTGATACAATCCTTCAAGACAATACCCTATTTGATATTTTTCAATTTGCTGGTCTGTAATTCCACGGTTATAGAGATATTTAAAAGCATTTGTAAAAACCTTCATGCTTTGTCTACCGTGTAATTTTATGTATTCATCTGGCAATTTAAGTTTTTCTTTTTGAAATGAATCATCAATATTAGCATAATACTCAGATTCACCAAAACTTAAATTTAGTTGCCTAAAACGTCTATAAATATCATAATTAGCATGTTCCCTAAACAATCTGTATAAAAAACCTTTGGTACCATCAATCTCTCCACATGACCAACATTTATACACACCAAGCTCATAGTTTATCTCAAGATTACCTTTACCATCGTTAGTAACACCCTTCATTGCAGAGCAAACAGGGCAATCAAATGATATTTGTGCCCTTGTAGCGTAATGCCTACTTGGCCCCCCAAGGAACTGCTCTAATAAATCGATTAATTCATCGACCTTTTCTTGTAAATCGTGAGATAGCATGGTTTTCACCAAAACTAATAAAAATAAATGACAAAACCAAACTTTATACCGTTTCGGATATAAAATTATTTTTGCGCATAAATGCTAAAGAAACACAATAAGCATCACTTGCGTCATACATTTCTTTTTTAAGGTCACCTTTTTTGTCTTTTTGCCATTCAATATGTGGTTCTCTTTCAGCAACTTTTTTCCAAATGACAGCTTTTTTATCAATATCCTTAGGATACCCACCAAAAAGTACTTTTGTACCTTTTGCGTTTGGTTGCATCAAGTCTGGGAAAGCATTCTTTCTTGCTTCGTATGTACTAATGTATTCTGGTACTACACCAAGTTTATCATAACATATTTTAGTTACCATACCATTAAAACGTAACAAAGTACCAACAGTGTTTACGTTGTTGGATCTCAGAAGAGGCTCTTCGATAACAATATATTTTATATTCATTCCAACATATTTGTCGATAAAAACCGAAAATATATCAGCTTTTTTTATTAACTCCTCAGTCTTATTTTCTGGAAGTGGTTTAGCTTTTGGGGATATGTGTGTTAATTCCAATAATTCACCTGTTATATCTAACAGTGATACACCTATAGTTTTTGTCGATACGTCTAATCCCAGTATTAATTCTTTTTTATTCATAAATTCTATTAAAGTCTTATCTTGACGTTGAAACTCACAACATCGTACCAATATTTTTTTATTGGTTGTGTTGGTTTACAAACAGCCAATAGATTACCGTCAGCATCATGCAAACCTAATTGCGAGATAATTACAGGATAATTTGGTGTTTGTGTACTACCAAAACTTACAACATCTGTAGAAGGATCAACATTCAATAATTGTTTTGCTGTATCGTTTGTTGTTGTATAAAATTCATTTGTTGATGCTAAGCAAACAATATTTAAAGATTTTTCTGTGTTATAACTTAAGTATTCTATATACGGTATTGAGCTTGAGTGAGCGGAACCAGTGACACCTGTGTATATAAATTCTGTATTTTCCCACTGAGTGTTTCTATTTTTATCTTCAGTAAATATCATTGTAGTTGTATGTCCTGAAGGATATACTCTAAGACCAGCCCCAGATGTACTATTGTGTCTATACTTGTTTGTATTTAATGCTGTATTTCCGTAAAAATCATATTCTTTGATAGGTTGTGTTAAAGTACCACCAGTATACATTTCACCATTAAACGCATTTACATAGAAACTGTCCACAATTTTTGGATGTGTAATAACAATAAACCCTTTGTCAAGATATGCTATACCAACACATGTGTCATTAAGGTTATCATACAAACTTTTAGCTCTTGTTGTTGTGTTGAATACTCTAACACCATCGATTACGTCAAGGTGACCATCTGACCAACTACCAGTTGGATTTTCATATGGTTCACCAAAAGTGTCTGAGAATAATAAACAAACATTACTTTGATAATTCGAAACTGGTTGTGATAAATCTATTTTTTGGCCAAGATCTTTAACTGTTAAATCCTTTTCAGATGTGGTTGTATCTAAATCGTATCCAGCAATCAAACCTGATTTGTTGTATGTACCATACAATTCAATAGTTTTAGGTGAACCTGCCCATGAATCATATATACCAAGGTATTGTTTTGTTGGACTTGTTGTTGTACCAGACCAATATGGTAATGTAATCTTCAAAGATTTACCATCAATAATTTCACCATATTGATTTGGTTGTATTTCCATAACCAAATATAGGTTATTTGGTACAGGTAATTTACCATAATCAGTAACATATTCATAAGAACCAATCGTTTGTAATACAGTATCGTAGTGCTCACCAGTAGAACCTGATATATTTGGGTTTGTTATCAAATCTGTTGCAGAAACACCAGATGGTAATGTGCTTGTTGTTATTGGGTTCCAAACATATGAAATACCATTTTCATAAAATGTATTGCTTGTTGTACCAACACCAGCGGTTTTATAACCCCACTGAGTTCTGGTATATTTCATCAATTCAGCATCAGAAACAGGTAAGTTTAACCCTTTCAAAGTGTTTGCAAATATACTATTAGTTGCATCTCTTTCAATAAAGAACATTGGTGCAACATTTTCTGTTGAACCAGTAAATCCGTTTTGAGACGCATAAAGAGAATTAAAACCTTCTTCCAAATCATAAGGAACAACATCAGTAACAACTGCTGTAGCTTCAACGTTTTTCAATATTGTATAAGTTGTTGGATTAACATCATATTCGATGAAGCCTGCACAATCACCCCCACCATACACATCAATAGCCAATTTACTATCAAGATAATTCAATATTATGAATACACTATAATAATCATTTGTTTGTAATGTGAATGTATCAGATGCTGGTGTTGTTGGAGGAATTGATGATACTATTGCTCCAACAGTATTTGTTGACAAAGCTGATAGTCTACTCGCAAGATTACTATTACTTGGAACCTCAGTATGGGAAACTAAGACAGTATCGCCATTTTGTGGCCAATTAGCTGGCGCAGTTTTTAAATAAAATGTAGCGGTACCATCACTATTTAATTTTCTTCTATAAAATGGAAGCCTATATTTCAATATATTGTTCATATTAATAATTTTTATTTATATATTATTGGATTACTTATTGTTACATTATTAGATAATGAATATATAATATCATCATAATCACCAGTTAAATCATTCGTAACCTGGTTTAATGTTTGATTACCCAAATAGTTTACATCCATGTCAGATATTGAAAATTGTGTTGGGTTAAAACCATTGTTTAACAATGCTTCCCTACCTGCCATTGTGAGGTAAACCGTCATTTCTCCACCAGGGATTGGTGGTGTTTGAGGTAAATTATTAATGTTTATAAAGCCCATTTCTATTAAATTTAATTAATTATTTATTTATTTAAAGTATATTTTATTATAAATATCACAGTTTTTAATTTTAAACACTTAATGTTGGTACACCACTAATTGCTGGTAAGTATCCAGTACCAGTCGATGGTGGTGTAAACGTATAGTTGTAAACTGGTGGTATATATCCAGTATTTACAAGATTTATTGATACAACCAAATCCTGTGATGAAATATTAGGTGTTGATGTTATACTATTTGGATCACTATCATATGTTTGTACAGAAAAATTGAAATCGAATGTACCAACTTTTCTATTTGGTGCATCGGAAGTTTGCCCATAAATTTGTGTTGTAAGATCGCCAACTCCAGAAACCTGGTAATTCACCGAAATAGGTACACACTCAAAAGGATTTATCTTTAACACACTTCCACTATAATATTCTATTGGATATCTCACTTGTAAATAACCAATCAATATTGATGTAGGAGCTACAAGTGAACTTATTGAACGTGTGTTTATAGTTGTTCTTTGTTCATTTTTTGACACACTATAAATTTCATATGCATAATTATCATCATATGTTGTATCTGTTTTTGTTACTATAAGATTTTTGTTGTAGCTAACGTAATTTGGATTCCTAACAGTGGCATTATTAAAAACTAAACTTTTATAATATATTATTTGATTAGTTTTATTCATAATATTTAATGTGCCGTCCTCTATATTTGTTGCGGATTTTGCGACACTGGCAACACTCACGCCAGGAGTATTCAAGTAAAATTCTGAATTAGGAATATAAAATTCAAATACTGGTTCAAATATATTTGTTTGGACTAATGTTGTAATAGTATATGTTGATGGGAATGATATTGGCGTAAACCCCCAAACAGTCGGTAATGTTGTACCACCAGAACTGCTGCCACCTGTCGTTGTTCTTGAAACTGAACTCAAACCAACACTTATTCTTTTTTTTGCCATATATTATAATGTGTATGTATGTGTTACATACGTATTTTTTATATAATTATCGGATAGTTTCGAATACTGTACAAGTATTGAAAAATCTTTAGTATTTTTACATTGATTCAATGAGAAAAATTGAGATAAATCCAAACTTGCTTTGACTCTGAAATTATATCCAATAGGTGATTTATTGTAATCATCAAAATGGTCTTTAATCATATATGAATTCGTTAGATACGAATAACTTCTTTCCGAATAATTTAATGTTATTTGTTGATTAGAGCCTGACAAGTAAACTAATGGTTGTCTATAAGGTGGATCAGTACCTATTGTATAAGGGTTTGGTATCCATCTATATAATATATCGTTTGTGAAATTATATGTTGTACCAGTAGTTCTATATTGTTGCAAATTACTCAAAGTCATAGGTACTTTATTAGTACCAAGAACGATAAATAGATTGATAGTCAAATTTTCAGATGTACCTGTTGGGTTATAAACCAAATTTTCGGCACCATAAAACCTGAAATAAAAATCAAAATATGCATGATAATTTTCACCCATTACTAATTCATCACCCTTTATAATTTGACTATATGCCAAATTATCTGTAGATTTAGCCAATGCATTTGAACCTATAAAGGATAAATCAAATATATTAGTTTGTTGTTGCAACTTAGAATTGATATAATGATATTTGTTCACCGCAATATTATCTACAGGATATAAGTCAAAATTTTGAATTAAATCACTTAAAGTTACAGAGGAACCGTAGGCTGTTCTTAAGTATATACCATTTAATCCAGATAAATCATATTGTCTATACGGATCAACATCTTTATATGTCATTGCGGCATAACTACTGTAAATATTTAATTCTGGATTATATAATATAAAATCTCTGAAATTAGTTTTGTTTATACCCAACAATGCATGGTTTACATTTTTGTTATCAATAATATCTCCACGATTTTTGAGTACAGTGAATACTTCTTTAAACCCATTAGTATAACCACTTGAATTGGTAATACCAATTACATTTTGATTAACTAAATTTGGATCAAAAGAAGAATCCGCTAAAACATTATAATTTGTTTCCGTATCCGATAAAGAAAATTGGGTAATAAGGTCGGCCAATCCACCAACATTATTATTTCGATATAAAGCATCTTTACCTGCATCTGTAAGATACACAACAAATTCATTAGTATTTCCTGTAATATAACCCATTTTAAAAATCTATTGTTGCTTGTAATGAAATAATATCCGAATTATATTTTCTTGTTATTGGTTGACTAAATTTACCAATAGCCACCAAATTATCGCTTGCATCATAAATACCGACTTCCGTAAAAGCTACTTTATTTCTATTAGAGTCAAAAGTAGGGTTTTGTGATGTTACAAATGTATTAGGTAACACATTAAATGTAAAGATTGTTTTATACGTTGTGGCTTTAATATCTGTTTGCACATTACCGTAAAAGAATACCTCATCACCAAATGTTAATCCTGTAATATTTGTTGGTGTTGGTAAAGAAACAATAGTCCCAATATCATAGTAATCATTTACACTATTATCTATTATGGATTTATCAATATATGCTAATAAATTATTTATATTTGATGCCGTCATTGGAGCGGTTGTTGTATAAGCTCCACTATTATCGAGGTAATAAAGCGTAAGAACATCACCAGCTGATGGTGTAAAAGTAGTTAGCTCAACCCTTCTATTAGCAGTTGTACCTGTAGTAAAAACACCATAGTTATTATCCGATACCAAATTACCATTTTTGAATAAATAAACCGTATTATTATTAGGTTGGTAATCTAATGTAAGACAAACATTACCAGAACCATTTAAATAAATACCATTCAAATATGTATATCCAGAAAACGATGATGGTGTTGTAACACTTTGAGTAATTGTACTCGCTGTTGTTGTAGAACCATATAAATAACCAAGTTCAACGTAATAACCAGATGTATTAAAAATTGGATTAATTTTGAAAATAGGTGTTCCGTTTGTAGAACCAGTCACACTTAATGGATACTGCCAATAATCGCCATCAACACCAACATTTGCCGCTGATGATGCTTGTTTCAATAAAGAACCTGTCGATGCAATAGAACTTATAAAAACCAAAACATCACCTATTGGTTGATATGTTGTTGTTATATTTGATGGACTTTTTGGTAAGTAAATTGTATCTTTTCTGAAATAAAATTGTTGTTGTGAAGGTATTCCAACAGGCAAACATCCATTTGTACCAATAAATTGACCTAAATTATATTTTCTCCATTCTGTTGGATCTGGAACTTCACCTATTGCTGTTTTTTGCCATAATAAATAAATATTATCAGCGCTAAAGCCTAACCCATTTTCAGAACCATAATCTTTCAAATATGAAAATTCAGAATATGTGGTTGTTGTTGCCTTTTTAGGGAATTGGAATAATATATCTTGAGCTTTAGTATAAACATTTTCCATTGTCTGATAATTCTCACATTGGATGCCAGTAACATTTTTTGAATTTGTTAAATAATAGCTCAAATGTATAGCTTCATTTGGTTGTAAAGCCCCACCTATATTAGCTCCCACACAATGTCCAACGTCAACAAGTGACACTTTTGGAGTTGGTAATGTCCAGTTTCTATTTGCTTTATATGACATCGCAGTTATTAATTCTGGATCTTCAATCAAAATAATTTTTTCATTAATTAAAACTTTACCAACAACATTAGCATCAGCTTCCTGATCAATCAAATCGTAATATTGAACAGTTCCGTTTATTGTTTTCAGTGTTGAGTCACAAATGAAGGTATACCCTATAGTATTACCCAATCCAGTACCGCCAAATTGTTGTTTATGCCACATTAAATATGGTAAAGTGAGCGTCAATGAATTTTCATAAAAACCCTCGCCATAAAAATTATCAATTGTGTTATTTGTATAGTGAATTATACCAACTTTATTTATTGTTTGTGTATACCCTGTAACTTGTGAGTTACCTTTTGTTGTACCTGTAACTATTGTAAGAGGGTTAACTGTTAAATACACATTCGATAAATACTGATATTCAATTACAGTACCTTCATAATTTTTACCGTTGGAATACTCAGAATCTTTATATTTGGTTAAATCAAGACCTGCTAAATCTCTTATATTAACAATGTTCATATTCCAAACAGGAACATCAACTTTTGTTCTTTGGCTTGGATCGCTTGTGAAATCTAATACTCCATTTGACCAATAAGCTATTGGTGTTGTTTTATCATAATAATCTGGTATCGTATTTGTACCAGGATAAATAAAACCTTTGACACGACAATTTTTAGCAAATGGTGGTAAATTTCTATCAAGACCAAAATTAATCATTTGGTTGTTTGTTATACCAGTTAAAACTAAATCTGTACCAGAATTTACACTTGTAATCTGATACATCAAATATTGTATAGGATCCGCATCTATATATGGTGTTAGATTAGCGGTATGACCTGTATAATAATCGTGCTGTAAGAATTTTAAAAATAAATAATCACCTTGTTTTACATTTTGAGTATAACCAGTATTCATTAGGCTTGTGGTATAACCTGTACCAACACCGAAATCAACAAAGTTTGGAGATATGGTGGTATCAACGTATTTTAAGTTTATTGAATTTGTATTACCAGATATAATACCAGTAAGGTTATACAATGATGTTAATGTATAGTCAATTAAGTTGTGAGTTGACCCACTGAAAAATCCTCTATCCTTAGCTGTTGCTGTTGATATTATTGGATATGGTGTTATTGTTGTTATAGGTACTTTATATGTTGAACCGTTATAACTTACAGGAAATAATATATCGTGGTTATTATCAACTGGCCTCAATATATTTACAGATGGAATATTACTATTCGTATAATCCATTTCTCCATCTCCAAGACTAAATGTTGAGAAGTCCAACTCTCCAGATGCAAGGTTTATTCTACCCAAATCTGTGAGTTTTACATTCACTAACGGTTGATTTCTTTTTAAAATATAGCTCATATCTTTATAATAAATATTTTGTTTTTGATTATATTGTAAATTGGTTTGGTATTGTAAAATGGCTTGTTTTTGTTCCATTCAAACCATTAATGTTTAATGTTATTAATTCATTTCTTGTAACATTTGGTAATATTACAGTTCTTGTTTCATTTGTACCACTTATACTTGATGATGATACCACCTGAGCTGTACTTATAGGATTGTTTGTTGTCTTATCAAATAATGAAACCGAATTGTAATATGCACTATCAAATATTGATGAAGAATTTAAAATACTATAAGTAAAGGTTAATGTCAATGTGTCATTAGGTGCCACGTTGATTACCTGGTCAAATACAGAACCACTATTTAAGGTAGATGAACCTGAAACACTTCCAGAAGAACTTGTCCACACAGCATAAACTGGTGAAGCACCATTTTGATTCACGATGACTCTGATGTTGTAACCATATACAAATGTTGATGGTGAGGATACAACATTTTGAGCCATTAAGCTCGAATTTAACGTAGAAAGTAAAGCAACGTTTGATTGGAATAGAATACCAAAAATTATGGACGCACTATGAGAACATGGATCGCTTATACTTAATTTAGCGATAAATTCGCCTGTTTTAGGTAAACCAACAACATCTATATCAAAATAATAATCCAAGATAATATCGCTTCCAGCAAGTCTGTAACCCACAGAACCGTATTTCTTGACACCATTTAAAGTGTTATCTTTTGCATCATAATATTTATCCAACGCATTTTTTAATCTCGCATCTACACCATTATTAACCACACCATTTATTGTGGTACCTGTAAAATCATGATTAGTGAAATTTGGTTTTAACGTTAAATTATTTCTGTAGATATACAAATTATTTTTAACAGCATCAGTTAAATCGTAATTGTCTGATTCATAAACACTTACTTTAGTTCTATCTTTATAGAATTTGAATGATTCAACAAGACAGAAATCAGATTTTGACCAATTTGCCGTATCCTGGAATGGTAATAATGTCATAACAGAAGCAACATTACTGATGTAACTATAAAGAACACCTCTTGATACAGCATATTTATAAACATGATATAAAGAATATTGATTATATGTTCTTGTTAATGAAAACTCTCTCGGACAATTTATAGCACTACCGTTGCATAAATATTCAAATATTGGTGAAAAGTTTTCATTATAATAATCACTTACAAAACATCCAGGCAACCCAGAAGGATCATAATCATAACTTCTATTATAGGTTGCATTTATATTATAGTAATACCTATTAGGTATTGATGATTCAGTATAACCAGTTATTAAATTATTATTAGTTGTAAAACCAGCATGTGTTATATCAGAATTGTTCATGATATAATCACCTACCACGAAAGGTGTATTAAAATAAGTTGATGAATTGGCGAATTTATAATATTTGAGTACGTTAATTTGGTTAATTTCACCTATATCAATATATGTGGAATAAGATGCAATTGTTCCTGTAGAACCTGTCGGTACCTGAGCATCGTAATCTGAACCACCTACATTAGTAAGTTCTTGTAATTTCCATCCTTTCAAATTTCCTAACGAGTCTGCTGGAATTAAATTTGGTAAACGTATTGCTGTATTAAAATCTCTTCGTGGTGTACCAGAGTAAGGCCCAGGGTAACTGTTGAAAGGGTTTGTTGCATTAAATACTGTACCACCAGTGGTTAATGAAGTCCAGTGGCCGTAAGTGTTAGTAATAGGATCATCTGAAAATGAAAATGGTACAGAACTACGTATATTTTTATACAATTTATAATCATTTACATTCAAAGCTATAACAGTATCATGACTATTCCATATTCTACCGTTTGAATTTCCAGTTACACCAGTATAATATATCATTGGTTTATTATATATAAACCTATATATGTTACCAGCATATAAAACTAAATTACCAAACGATAAATTAAGTGTGGAACCTGTTTCGATATAATTTATTGTATTATCGTTTGTGAATGGATATATATTAGTTTGGTTAACATGATAATGAAAAACTCTTTCATAACCCCAAGGACTAAAATTCTTTGGATCAAATTTCGTTAATTCTTCAAAACATGAATGTGAACCATTAGGTTGATATATTTCATTAATCTTGTATGGTACAACCGTAGTTCCAGATGTAATTTTATAACAATGGTATGGTGTAATATCTTCAACGCAAACATATAATCTATCAACGTTTACTGTTTTAATACTATAAGTCCCACCTGTACTTACAACAACCGTTTTGTAATTGTTAATTGTCACTTTAACAATGTCATTGAGATTATAATTCATAATTGCAGGATTGAAGTATTCAGCTACAGATAACATTTGTTGATATATATCTGTACTGTAAACTTCATTTTCCAACTCATAAGTTGTGCCTGTAATTTGAACTCTTCTTGTACCATAAATATTATTGGTGTTATTCAAGTCAAGTCTTGTATAATCTAAAATACCAGAATCATATGCTTGAAAAAGTTGTACACTTTGAGTGTTACCAGTACCAATAATAGTTTTATTATTTAAAGTTGATTTAGACGGTTCGTATGTGCTATAATTATCAACTGTAAAGTATCTTCTACCAATTTGTTTACCAATTATGATATTATTTGTAACCGAACCACCTTCGTAGAATTCTGGTACATTACCAAGATAATAATCAGCTGCTGTTATATTATAAACGCTATCAGAGGCATAATATCCTTTAGTTGACGGTATACTATATGGTAATTTTTTCGTTATAATATTAAAATTGAAATCTACTTTATCATATTTAATATCTTTATCATATAATGTTTTTTGTTGATCAGTAATTACAGGATCATTTGTTAGTTTTTTATAGTAATCAACATACAATTTATTATACATCAATACAGGATCTGTTGAGTGATTATATGCAACTCTTGGTGTATTTAAGAAATAATAATTTGTATATGGTGAACTATCACTATATGTGTAATTATCCACACCAACAATAGAATTTGTTGTAGTTGTACCTGTTTGAGCATCATATTTAGCAATTAATGGTGCAATCGATAAACCATATTCTATATCCGTACCGTAATTCACTTTACGTCCAGTGTTGAAAGCTACTCTAAATCTACCGTCATCAACTGGGTTATATAAATTTCTATCAGGTTCATTATATACATAATCAATAACCTCATATCTTGACAATGTACAATCATTTGTAACTGGTTCTATTGCAAAATATAACTTTTGATTTTTTTGGAACCCACCTTCGTATATAAAATTATATATTCTATTATCAGGTAAATCATTTCCAGAAAAAGAAAACTGTTGAGCTTCTACAGCAATACCATTAGAGTCAAGTAAATATAAATTCACTGTCTGTGATATATTTAACGATGATTCAAAATAAAGTTGGAAATCAAATTTTAAATATGAATTATATTTGACAAGAAAAAATCCAGGGTTAGAAACAGATAGAGCTATATTATCAGATACGGTTGAAAAATTGGTATTCAATGATTGTATCGACACATAATTCTTTTCATTTGCAACCAATGGTAGACTATCATTTAATGTTAATATTAAAGCTTCATCAGCACGAGGTTCATAAAACGGCCCTACATTATCAGGATTAATAGTATAAAAACCATCAAAATCGAATATAAAATTATCATTCATATATAGAACATGGTCAAGAACCGTGTCTTTTACAACAAGTGTTGTTCCTGATGTTGCACCAGAATAAACATATTGTAAGTTAAATGCTTTATTTAAATTTATCGAAATTAGATTTTTTGTTGGGTCAAGGTTGATTTTATTAATATAAGCTGGATCTATATGCATCAAAGGGTCTGTAGTTGTTCTACCAGAATAATTTTGATACATATCACCAAGATATGTTGTACTAACTTTCAAACCACTTGTTGGACTTACCACAGGTGTTGTTGATGTTCCTGTAATTACGGTTGTACCTGTTACAACATATGTTGTATTTGGTGTTGGTAAATATTCAATTAAATCCCCATTATAATAGGTAGTACCTAAAGTCCATATTTTACGTTTTTTATATGGTGTAATCCAATTACCAGACTTACCAAAAACGTAGTCTGAAGGTTTAGATGTTCCGATATTTTTAGAGTAACCATAATATTTGGGTTGTCTAATCGTTCTATGTGTTCCGTATTCATCAACATAATTTGCTATTGATGGGTATGTAGTTCCAGTACGTGAGTTGAATGAACTTAAACTAATTGTTCTACCAGAGTAATCATAAAAACAAACGTGTGGTGGAGGTGATGGACATGTAAAATTAATACCAATATCAATATGAGCAAACCCCATACTAATAGATTTCAAGAAATACTCACGTTCATCACTATTTGGTAATGGGTTATTGACACCATCACAATCTGGGAAAGTTATTGTTTTAGCATTAGTATATCTTGGTATGTGTGTATATAATGGACTACCACTATAAGTTAAAACAACAGCATTTGTTGAGTTGTTTTTATAAATAAAATGTGAGTGATCTGGTGTTTGGTAATATGTTGTACCTGATGTAACAATAGTTGTTAATGGTTCAATTGTACCGACACTATTATAAAATGATGTACCAAAAGGATAATTTGCCGCATAAGTTCTTATAGCAGCAACCGTGTTCAGACGATATAATTCTCCATGATATGTTACAAATACACCATATCTTCTAAGTTTTGTTGTATCTAAATTATACAATAAACTTGTTGATGTTGTGGCACCTGAAGGACTTGTAATGTTACCTTTGTAATCAGATGTTGTGTAATCTTTATTTGAAATCCACTTGAAAAAATTAAATCCTGTACCACAATATTCTGAATTGGAATATTGAACACCGAAATATTGGTTGATTGTTGGATCGATACCTTTAATTTTTTTACCGATTAAACCTTCCAAACCAACACTAATTGGTGTTGCTGTGATTGATTGTCTTAATGTTCCAACTGAATTTACAGCTGAAGATCCTTCATAAACTGGTTTTTTAGCAGTCGTTTGGAATTCTGAACCTTCAGTACCTAACCAAGCTAAATCGTTATTTTCACCGTGTTTGTAAACAAATTTATTATCAAGATGTGAGCTATTTCTTATCTTTTTACCAGTATTAATTATTGATGTTGCTGGAATAAACTGTTGTATAAGGTTAACCCAATGAGTATCAAACAACCCAAGGAACTCAAGAGCTTTAGCATTTGTTACATAATCTCCACTTAATTTCAAGAAATCAAAATAAATTTTTGATAAAGTTGGATATGTAACAATCGTTTTTCTTGTCTCTACAGGTATGTATTTTTCTAATACCTCTCTTAGATATTGATTAAATGTTATTGAATTCGGTGTTATTGGATTTGTATATCCAGTGCTCAATGTTGAATCAATATTAATATTATTACTCGCATAATATTTGTATATTGTGTGGTCTATAATTCTATCACTTGACAAATAAACCTCAAGTTCTTTTGTATTGATAGACAATCTTGAGTCTTGTTCGTAATAATAAGTTGAGTATGCATCAGAGTCATTTTCTCTATACAATGGCGTTTCAGTATAAACCCATGATTTTTGGTTATCAATGGTTCTAAATATATCAAAACCTTTTACACTATCAAAATTTCTGAACGCATCAAGATATTTCTTACCAAAGTCATAAGGCCCTACATTTTGGGAATCTTGTGTCAAATATCCGCCAGATTCTTGAAATGCAACATTTGATGGTATTGTAGGATAACCATCTCCATCAAAAGGATATACACCAAGTAAATATGTAGGATCTACAACATCTGATAAATTATAGATTTTGTTCAATTTATCAATCGGATCAACTTTATCTGACGCTAAGTAAACATATTCAGTTATTTCTGTTATATAATCAGGGATACCAGCTATTTTTAAAATGAACTCTATCGATTTTCTGGTACCTTTTGATTTAAATAAATAAAATGCGTTAATAGCAATTCTTCTCCACAATTCAATATCTAATTCAACTGGAGTGATATCTGAAACTAATTTATAATCCGATGTGTTAAAAAATGATTGTATTAATGTATCTTGATCTTCTATTTCAAAAGTTTCAAGACCTAACATATGAGCAAAGTTTTTTACTAAAACATCTGGGATATTTTCAACCTTATCATATGTTAAATTGGTCATATAGGTTAAGCCGTCAACATATCTTTTAACGTCATCAAAGTATCTACCATATAAGTTGAAAATAATTTGTGCTTTTTTATCTACTGTATCAAAATCTTTTAAAGAGTCCGTTGTTAAAAATCTTGATATTAAATTTGTTTTATATGCATCGAAGTCGTCTGATATTGTATTTAGTTGTGTTAAAAAATCATCAAACTTAGAATCAAATAAATTTACGTTTACTTCATCATAAACTGGAAAATATATTGCTCTTTTGTTCAATACAGTATCACCATTATCATTTGTTTCAGGCACAACAAATTCAGATTTGTATGCTTGTGTTGTTTCATCATAATTCAATAAAAATTGTCCAAGATCTGATATATTTTGGAAAAATTCATTAAATTTTTCAGCTGACGGTTTTATATAAAAAAGAACGTTTGCTTCGTTGTTTGTGTTTAATTTATCTAAGAATGGCCTTCCGTTGGTTGTAATCACCAAACCATTAGCTAAATCAGATGTAGATGTTGGTAGTGATACACTAATGATTGGGTATTCTGTACCATTGTAATAAATTACAAAATCTGTGTAATTTTTACCGAAATTTCTCAATGGGGTAAGCGTAGGATCGTCAACTTTTGTAAGTGATTTTGATGTGTAATCAATTCCAAATGGGTTAAACAGATTACCTATATTAACTTTGAATGTTGCTCTATTAGTTGCTGTTAAATTAACATAATTAGTTACAGACGGATATAATATTGAAATTGGTGACGCTTTGATACCGCCTGGGAAATCTTGTGTGATTTCAATAATTGTATTTTTTATTCTCTCTTTTAACGATGAGAATAAAACATAGTTTTCAAGTTTGCGTTTGTCAAACAATATTGTTGCGGTAAGATTACTTTGAACGTTGTTGTTTACAAAATCAACTAATTGTGATGAATTTATCCCAGCCTTTTGACTTATAATATTGGCTGTGAACTTTTGAGTTGGGTCTGCTTGAGAAACTTGTGTTGCAGTTGTGTTTTGAACAATATAACTTTTACCAAGTGTAAAATTGCCAAGAGTAAAAAAAGGATCTCCTTTATCTACCTCAGTTGTTGAGTTAGCAAATTGTAAACCAACCAATTTATCACCAAAAACGTCTTTACCGAACGCCGCAAGTTTACCTTGTTGAACGTAATATCTTAATGTTTTATCGTACTCAAGATATGTTGAGCATGGTACATATTTTGTTTGACCGTTAACTATATAAGTTCTGTAACCGCTACAACCTAATTCGGCTGAACGTGTAAGCGCCTCTTGTGCGGTATCAAATAAATCACCAATTATTGGTGTACTACTAAAACTCAAGTCAGCCATTATTGTATAATATTGTTATAAGCTTTCGAATTATCTATAGTTGTTCTTTTACGTCTAACCTCGTATAATTTATTATTTAAATTGTCTCTAATTTCATAAAGATCGTATTGGGCATATATATTTTTATTTGAGTCATATAACGTGTAAATACCATCATCGATAGATTTTGTTTGATCGCCGTATAGTGCGATAGCCAATGACTCAAGATCATAATTTACAAGCTCAACCTCAAATATTTCTGGTGCAAAATTGGTATTTGTTATAATAACACTTTGACCTTTTTTACCAATAAAAGGGGTCGCTGTAGGTTTAAAACTTGGGGCTGCATTAGGTGTTACAGTACAAAATAACATATTACCTGTATTATTGTAAATGTATTTAATGCTTTTTTGAGAAGAATTAGCTGTATTTACTTGTACTGGTTCAGATATAAATGAGGATGTTATAATTCTATAAAGATTTCTAACTTTAGTACCATCAGCATTTAAATATTCTACTCTATAACCATCAAGGCCATTATTAGTAAATTTACTAATATATTCAGTTGGTACAGAGTTTCTATCGAAAACTAAACCTTGTACATCCGAATATGTTGCAAGTTGGGCACAATCAGCTATTGTAACCCTTATTTGAGTTGGTCTTACATATATTGTATAAAATCCTTTAGCATTGAATGTTGTTACTGGAAGTTTAAGGTTGTATAATCCACCTAAAACTTCAACGTTTGTGCCACCAAGCGTTGAATTACTATAAACTGGTGTCAAAACATCACTACCATTTAATTTTGTAATTATTTGGTTTTCTGTAGCATTTCTGGTTGGCGTGTAAATTACTATAACCTCAACATCTATCGGATCCACATCTGCTGGTCTTTTTACACCATAAACTCCTATCGCCATATTAAAATATTTTTTATATTTTATTTTACATTTTTAAAATTGAACCCTTGCGAATTCATTTTATAATAATTTATACCAATTTTCATAAGTTCTGACACCGATTTAACGTTTTTCAGTCTTATAACTGGTTCGAAAGCGTTATTTACACCTCTATCAATAAATACTTGATTAAAGATTTTAGGTTCCTCAATTAATCCAGGATATAAAACAACATTTGCATTATTTTGCGGAGTGTCGTCAGCTCGTCTATACATAAAGGTAGTTGTTCCATCAGGAAAATCAATATATTTTATAGGATAGTTAGAATCAATATACAAAACATATTCAAGATAATCGCCAATATTCAAAATCATACCATATTGGTCGGTACCAGATATTTTGATAGGAACATGTATTTTTTTCAAATTTGATGTCGTATTTGTATTTGTCTGGGTTTTGGATGAATTTACAGCGTTATTCAACTGACTTATAGAAGAAAATCCTTTGACAGAATTAGTATTATATTTATATGGTGAATTTACATCAACAGATTTTACCACATTTGCAGAATTATAAAAATTTGCCCCAGAAGAATTTGTTATCAAAATTGTATTTGGTCGGTTATTTACATCCAAATCGATATCCGAATAAGAATTATATAGGTTACTAAATTTACTTGTGGTTGTACCAGTAACAAAAACATACTTTGTTGTATTAAAATAATTTTTAATATATTCATATGATTTTAAGTCTACAGGTGTTGTTGTTAAACTTGCTGGTACGGTAGTTTGGTTTACTACTTTTACGTTTAATGTGGCACTATCGTTTTGTGTTGTTGTATAACTATTTAAAACCGATTTATCTAATGCGTATCTATTTGGTGAAATTGCTGTATTATATGATTTATCCAGCATATTTTCTATTGTATCAATTGTCAATTTATTAGCATTAATATATGATCCAGTTATTGATACAACTGATTCCAAACCAATTAAGATATTATAATCTGTATTTCCTATTAATATTTGCATATCTTAGCTCAATTTAAGTGTATAATTTATTGGGATGGTATATTCCATTTTATTTTTAACCGAATCTTTCAATTCCAAATTAAGATTAGCTGTTATTGTAATTTCATTATATGGGTTATAAATAAAGTATGCAGCAAATTCACCAAGAAAAAATTTAAGGTTTATATCTATACTATCATTTGGTTTTATTGATGTGGTATTTTCGAATTCGTACTCCGCAGTTATACCCAACATGAAAGTTCTAAGATTACCAATTTCTGATTGCACTGAATAATTATTGGTATCTTTAACTATATTGTTTTGTATATAATTGGTAAGACCTTGTAACGTACTACCATGTATATAATCGGTAAGACCTTGTAACGTACTACCAGTTGTAATTCCTGAATTTCTATATTCGAATTCATAATATTTTGTCAAATCAGAGTTACTATAATTAGTATTAAGCGATGTAAAATCGATATCATTTGACAAATGTTGTGTCAAGTTAACAAAGCCAGGAAAATTAGTTTTAAATTTATTTAAGATATAATCACTATACCCTATTATATTATCACCACCATATACAAGAAAAAATAGTTTCTGCAACATTTTATCACTACTTAAATAATAATCAAACAATCGATTCAAATCATTCAAATCTGTTAGGTCAATATTAAAGATATTATTATAATAAGTTTCATTATCCATTGTTGCGGTTTGAATTGCATCATCAATAAGATTTTGTAAAGTTTGGCCATTTGGGATTACATAATAAACCCAATTATAATTTTCATCATTTGACTTATAATAATTTTTATTTATATAATCTGCCAACCCATTCAAGACACTTGAATCTTCTCTATACGTATTTATCAAAGAATCGTCTGAGATGAAAGCAGTAAATTGATCTGAAAAAAGATTATTTTTTGTAGTATATATATCAGAATATGTAATATATGATTCTGCAATAATTCTTTTTTTATTGTATTTGTCTATTGAATAGACGTTATTATCATTAAAAACAATTTGTTGGGTGTTACCTGGAAACTGGTAATTATCAAGATATTGTAATGGATTATGATTTATAGTGCAATTACTAAGTGACAATTTATTTATATAAAAACTATCTGAAGTTCCATTATTTGTTATTTTTATACTATCTATCAAATGTTCATAGCAATTTACATCTATAGTTGTTTCACCAAGATTTTGATAACTAATAATTTTATTTGTAAAAGGGAACATTTTTTTGATGGATATACATGATTGATTATTCACCAAATTATTCTTTAATGTTGTTTTTATGAACCCAGATGTTTTATCATCATTAATTACAGTATGTTTACCAATACTTCTGTTTGCTATATTAACATCATAATCAAAATCAGATATTTGGGAAAAATAATTATTTATTTGATCATTATCTAAATACAATAACTGCTTAGTATCTGGTATTTGAATATTTGTTTTATTAACAGACGGTTTGAATATTCGTGTATTATCAACAGTGGTAATTATTGGTTCATTTAAATTTATAGGTCTTGTATTAGGTACAAGTTTACCAGCCCAATAATCATCGTAATATAATTGGTAAAGATCAATATCATATGCCTCAATTATATAATCACCAATAGCCTCGTTATACTCATATATACCATATGTTTTATTATTATAATTGAAGCTATAATTCAAGTATTCATTTTTGTGATTAAAAGTTGTTTGAGATTGTACACCTTTTTTTTGCGGACTATGTATTGAAGATGGGATTAATGGAATTTTATTACCAGAAAGAGCATCCCAAAAACTGAACTTCACATAAAAACTTTGTGTTGTATAACTATTCAAAAAATTAATTGAGAATCCTTCCACTCCATCGATTAAAGAGAACGATGGTCTTGCTTGATAAATCCCATTTACAGATTGTTCATGATACATATATCTATCATTAACAAAAATTGGTATAAACATGATTCTTTTTTGAGTTGTTGGAATTGGTGTTGTATAGAATTCCATAGTCAAAAAAGAGTTATATAGGAAAGCCGATTTACTAAAACCATTTATATCATTTTTCCACGTTTCGATTTTTTGAGAAAATGGAAATGTAAAAGAATCATAAAATAATGGTAAACCACTCTGTAATGGTTTAATTTTTATAAACTCCTCGATTGGATTAGTAACTAAATATGGTCTTGTGATATTGATTTGTTGTGGTGTTAAATTAGCATCAAGTGGTGTTAATGGTGCCAAATTATTGTTATCCTGTTTAATTTCATATGGGTTCAATATAGTAATATTAGTATCTAATATACTCTTAGCTGAACTCAAATATGTTGAGAATGCTGGTTCAATATTCTTAACTATATCTGGATTCAAATCCATATTTTTAAATGACAAAAAATATGTAAATAAATTTATAGTGTTAGATTTGGGTTTAAAATTATATATCTCACTGTCAAAAATAGCATTGATTGTTTTATCACCAGCTTTATTCAAAAGATTTTGGTAATAAAAATCCGTATCCGAACTTTGATCTTGATTTGTTATATTGGCAACAACATTCAAATCTATATTATTTAATACTGATGTTAGCATGGTTTATCTGTATATGTTTGGAATGGATTATTATCAAGGTTTTGTTGGTTTGTTGTATCACCAATTAGTGTATCAGTTATAGAATTTAAATCATTTATAAGATTGTTCAAATCATTTATTCCGCCATTGTTCAATAAATCGGCCTGGCTAATATCGTTGATATTCAAATCGTATTTTGTTGTTTTATTTTTTTCAATATTCAAAATAAAGTTAATATTATTAAAAACATAATATGAATTATTCATGAATGGAAAATCAACAGTAACACCATTTTCATCAGCAACGCCAATATCATAAAGATCCCTCCATAAATATGTTTTTTTGGTTAAACTATATGATGCGTAATCTGGCATATTCAATACATTATTACCAGTTTCAACATAGCTCGATAAATGTTTTATTGTTATATTTGTGAACGGATTATAGTGAAATAGAACATCATTATGTATAAATCTATGATACATAGGTGTTATTTCGGTTTCTGTTAAATTTTCAAGACTGTATTCACATAATGATATCATGTGTATATCACCAACTTTAGGCTTTGATGCTAATAACGTGGTTTTAGCTGGCGATACCATTTCAAAACCATCTGAATCTGTTGTGAATTCTATTAAATTATAAAAATTTGCTTCAACATCACCAAAAGTTGCATCGCTTGTACTACCGTTTTTGAATACCCCTATATACAAATTATTTAATGGATAATTTAAATTATCTCTTAATAAATCTGTATTTATTGTTTGCTTAAAAATGAAATTTTTATTAATACTACCGTAAGTTGATTGGGAAAATGCACAATCATCAAAATTATCAAGAACCGCCAAAACCTGTGCTTTCTTCACATAATATTCTAATATTTCATTGTTTTGTATTTTTCTTATGAAATAACTTGGTTTTGCAACTTTATATATACTTGGTCTATTTGATACAAAGTTTTCTATATCTACAGGTGTAAAATTAAAATCTATATTTCTTATACTAAATTTTAATGTGTTAGTTGTTGTAGTAGAAACTTTTTGAGTATTATTGATTAAAAATGATTGTAGCTTTTTTGGACTAACATTTACCTTTATATTGTTATAACCATTTTCAGCATTCATCAAAGCAACATTATTCAATGGTGAATATACTTTGGTTGGTGTAATAAATTTATTATAATTAAATGATGCGTTAACCGTTATAAGATTACCATTAACACTTGTTATTTCATATATACCTGAACCTAAATATTGAGCATTATTTGGATCTGTATTTGTTATATACACACTGTCACCTTGGGAAAAATTATGACCAAGATATAATAAAAAACCAGCTGTATTATCTTTAAGACTTTGAGTTTTTGTTAAAGCAGGTAAACCATTATTTAGATCGTATGTGACATCATTTTTAACATTATTCAATATTTTTTGACCTTTAAATCCGTTATCTTGAATAGGTTGTAACAACACAACACTCCAATTCTGGTTTGTAAAATCCAATAAGTTTCTATTGATAGTTATTGGTGTTACCGCAACTGGTTTGGATGATTTATTTACAGGATTGGTATTAATGATTGGGTTAATTTTACCATATATTCTAAAATTATTAGAGGATTGTTTTTCTAATATAAATTGGCTGTCTTGACTAATCTCAAGAAATAAATTTGTTTCTATAGTATTAGATGACGGTTGTTCCAATATAAGTCTTGTACTCAAATCAACATTTGAGTTTGCCGTGCTTTTATACTGTCCTAATACTTCTGTTAAATTATCCATATTATTTCTTAACTTTATAATATAATTCAATATCTTTTAATGCATTATTTGGTTCAAATCTTCCAAAATAATAGAAATTGTTATTGAATAAGTTAGCTTTATAGTTAGTTGTTGAAAACGAATTGATTGATTTTGAATAATCGGTTTCTGCCTGAGTAATGTCACCTTTTCTGAATGAAGAATAAACACCATTAGATATTAACACATCAAGATCATCTGTAATATCAACAACATTAAAATCCATAAATTCTGTCAAGAAGATATCTTCAACTGAATTTATAAAAGGGCCGTATGTATATTGTAAATTTACGGCTTGAGTATATGGATTCTGTATACCATAAGAATTCGCTGTGGAACCAACAACATTTTGAAGTTCCAAAGCATAACCAGTCAAAAATGGTGCTGGTAATGTTGTATTGTCACCATAATCCCATGTTAGGTTTTGACCGTATGTGGATACGCCATTAGAATTAAAAAAACTACCTGCACTATATAGCTCTCTGAAAACATCCCCTGAATTAACACCATTCAATCCAACACCAATACCCAAGTATTTTTCGTATTCTTTTATTGGTGTGTTATATGTAACCGAACCATCAATATATGGTATGTTAATAATTGCAGCTGGTGATATTATATCATCGGTACTATTTGGTGCAGGATATGGATATGCTGTTGGTTGTAAATCAATTTTTATCCTTGGCATTAAAACCGAACCAATTATATCAATACTATTTGTATCATTTGTAATATTTGGAATATCTCTGAAATCAACTGGATAATTCCAATAGATGTCATTAGATACTTTATACGGACTTGTATACGGAAACCACGATACATAATTACCTGATTCCCTAACATCATCAATTGTATGTTTATAATAAGTTGTTTTTAATGTATAAAACCTTCTTTTTCTATCGTGTATATCATATTCGAATAAAGAAGTCGATATATCATTCCAACCACCAAGATTCGGATCTCCATCATTTGTTGATGGAACTCTAAAACCAGGTAATATTGGATTGGAATACCAGCCCTCTGGTTGTCTTCTACCGTACCATGATTCGGAATTTTCATAAAATTCAAATGTATAATGTCCTTTTGTAGGAATACCTGTCTTTTTATCTTTGGATGGTAAAAGATCACCAAACTCATTATAGGAATAATAATCCTCATACATTGGTAATGCTAATCTAAATATACCATTATTAACAGATAATTCATATACACCAGTTCTTTGTCTACTCACCCCATCATCCGCCAATTTATAGACAACAACTTTAGGATTTTGGAATGGATAAATATCACCATTCATATATCCAAGAGATGAATCTGTTGCAAGTATCTGTGGTTGATTTGGAAATGCTTTGGTGTTATCTTGTAATTGTGCCATCTTGTATGTTGCCGAATCAATAGTAAATCCACCTGACAAAGAATCAAGATAACCAAAAAATACTGCTGACGGCGTGTATTTAAAATTGACTGTAAAATCACATCTTGTTATACCCACATCGCAAAAATTATCATCACCCCAGAATGGTGCAACGTTAATTGTTTTTTGCCCATGAAATATATTTGGCATAGATGATATGTCCAACTTTATCTCCACAGCAAAGTTGTTATTACCGTAATAGGTATAATCTGGTATTTTATTAGGATCTACTGTTTGACTTGTTGTTGTACCAAATGCACTTATTAATGTACCAAGACTATCTAACGCATTATTAACTGTTGTTAATTGTACAAGATCATTAGCTGAAATATCAAATGATTCTGTATCGAAAACATCGAAATCCATAACAACATCTTGTTTACCTAATGGTACACCAAATATCATATAATCACCAGCATGGTTAGTTATGGTTGTATATTTATAATATTTTTCAAAAACCTCAACAGATTGTGGATAATGAACAAAATCATTTATATTAGGGAAATTACCAACCGCTCTATGACTTGGGTTCGCACCTCTAACTCTTGGTAACAAGTTATATCTTACACCATTTGGATATGTATCTGTCAATGATGTAAATGGATATAGTTGTGTTATTTCTGGTCTTTCTTGATCGTCAGCAGATATTGGTACAAATACAGTAACTTTAGCATTTTGAACCCCAAATCCATTTGTTAATGTAACTCTACCGACAATAACACCAAAATCCGAACACATTCTTCTATATGCATCGGTACTTGTAATTTTCAAACTCAAAACATCAAGAGTTTCAAACTCTTGTTCTAAGTTTACTCTTACAACTTTTTCATTTTTATTATTTAAATTTATCGGTATTCTTATATCACTCATATTATATTAATGTTCTAATTGGTGTTGATACAACTGGTATTACAACTATATCACTATTAGGGTTTCTTAATTGTAGAATTTGATTTTCGTCACAATTTAATATACCTGTTGTTATATCTATCTCCCCTGTTGAGGTGTCTAAAATGTTTTGATTAATAGTATTTTGTGAATATCCTGAAGTTGTTTCATTAAAAACCTTGATATAATTTAAATTAAGAACACCTTGTATTTGGGAAATTATTTTATTCAAGTTGTAAACATAATAACTTTGACCCATTTGTCTATTAGTTGAAACAAATTCATTGGTTACAGCAGAAATTATTTGTGTTACTGTTGAAAGTTGTGATGTTGAATCTACAACAACAGATATTTCAAAACCCAAATCAACAACTTCGCCAGGTTTTACAACAACATAATCATTTATCATCCTATATTCTGAAAGATATGTAGCTATATTTTCGAGTATAACACTTGTTATTTGTGAATCGAAAGCGCCACTACTATCAACAGTTATTGGATTAACTTCTATTTTATTTTGATTTTGTCTCACACCTACTCTTGCTGGGGTACCAAATTTACTTGGCATACCCAGTAATATTGCTTTATAATCATTTAATGTTACAGCTCTGTTTTGAGCAGCGAAATTATATGATATATAATTTCTCAATTCCTCAATTGATGGAGCTTCACCTCCACCCACAGCTGGTGTAATGTTAGTAACAGTCAAAGAGCCTTGTACGATACCATTAAGCTGCGCATCAGGGCCATTCAAAGTTATATTCAAATATCCAAATGATGTAATCACATTAGCGCCAACATTACTTGAGGATCCACCACCAACTCTATATTTTACATACATTGTTGTATTTGTTAGTGGTGCATAACCTAAACTATTATTGTTCAATAAATTACTTAATGAAATACTATTACCAGATAGAAATGAATCAAGTATATCGAATGCTTGGTTTGTTTGTCCACCGAATGTTAAAGTACAAAAACCTGTAGGTGTAAATTCTCTCACAAATCTATAGTTTGTATCTAACCATATACCTTTGTAAATACCATCACTTGTTGGCGGTACAGTTGTATCGTATACAAAAACTGAATTTTCAGCTAATGAATTTACCTCATACCATTTGTTTGTTGGTGAAGCAAACTCGTTATCTGTAGGATTAGTTGTGAAGTTTATACCGTTTTTGTGAATCACAGACTCAATATCAAGAACATTATTTTCTGGTAATGTTATTTGATAAAAAGGTGTTGGTGGTGTATTGTTAAATACTTGCGTATATATTCTCGTTGTACCAGCGACAACTATACCTGTTTTGGTAATCAAATATGCTGTTAATATACCATTATTGAAAACTGGTGTTTTTGTTCTATCTAAAGCACCAGAAGAGTTCAGGTTACTACTAAAATCAACATCATACAAAAGTTCAAAAGTTTGGCCATTACCTTGTACTTGGGTACCAGCTTTTAAAACAGGTAAATATCTTGTGTCTTCAGCATCACCAAAAACTGGTACTTGAACTGAGAATTGGCATACGGCTATACTTGCTGATAATGTTGGTAATTTTAAACCATAAGTTTTAGCTATATTAAACAGCGATCTTCCTTCTTGAGCAAAATCAAGTACAGTTTCCTGTAATGACCTATCAATATTAAAATGTAGGTTATCCGCCAATGCCGCTCCAAGGTCAAGAAAGACAGACATAATTGATCCATCATTAAAGTTTTGGATTACATCAGGATAATATTTATTTATATAATCTATCTGCTCTTGTCTTAAAGTAGCAAAGTCTCTACTACCGTATGATATTGTATTTGTTGTTGCCATAATTAGAATGTAATTGTTACGTCATCAGAAACCTCAAAAGTTCTGGAAGTTATTGTATAATCAATTGTTACTGTTACTTTATGATGTGATTGTTGATCATTAACATATGCTGGATCAGTATCATATCGTTTTATATTAATTGTATTAATTTTTAAATTTGGTAAAAATGCTGTGCAAGCATCCTTTATTTCATTTTGGATTGCTGTTGTTACATTATCCGTCAATGGTTCAAATATATATTGATATAAATTTGTACCAAATTCTGGTAAAAAATATCTTGATCCCTTTCTTGTTAATAAAAGGTGTACCAAATCAGATTTTATTTCTTTCTCAGGATATGTTGTTAAATCCAAAAAATCACCGTTTGTAGAATCCTGGAAAGGAAAATTTATACCTATTGTTTTTTGCCTGAAATTCATGTCAAATATTTAATATAAATAGTAATCAAAATAAAATTATAGTCAATAAAAAAAACCACCCAGAGAACTGAGTGGTTCATATTTAAAATATTTAAATATTTAGTTTATATTCCTGAATTACATTCAGCAACCAATTTACACATGTATATAAAATAATCTTGTGAATAAATCCGTTTCATCATATTAATATCTTTATGTACCCATTGTACATTTTCTTCAATATAACCTTTATTATTATCAATTCTGTCTAAAGACATTGTCATATTATTATATGTACTTTCTAACAACAAACCACTTAAAGAGCATAATTTATTCTGTTTTATAAACAAATCGTTTAGATAAGATATTGTTAGTTTAAATTCTATATTTCTAAGTTTAGCATCTCTTTTTATTTTACTAAAAACTTTACCAGGTATATTATTAAACCCTTTCCATGATGGGTTATTTTCTTTTTTTAATGAGTTACCACAATTTAAACATTTTGTTGATGTACCTTTGATTAAAGAGTAACACGATACTTTTTTTATTTCACCACAAGAGCATTTACATGTTACTTTAGCTTCTTTTTCAATTATAATTTTTTCATCAATAATAGAATATTCGCCATATTTTTGACCAATAGTAAATTTATTTGAATATTTAGATGTATTTTTACGTCCCATATTAATAAATAGTATAGTATTTCCATAAGGTGTTGGTAGATGATACCAACACCTTAAGAAAATTTATCTTACTTCGCACCCATTTGCACCACATGCAACCTCGCCTTTTTGGTCAGTATTGTCTTCATGTTCGATTATTTTTGTTAAATCGATAGCTGTTAAATGATTTATCATTTCATCGTATTCTTCTTTAGTGATGTCAGTAAAGGGGGCTTGGATATAACTTCCACCATCATAAGGTAATACAGATAATCCATTATAGAATTCTTTATTATCCCACATCCATGTACCTACTGTATCCCATTCATCTTCCTTGATTGCAATAGTAGCTGATACGTTATGTGTGTTTTCACCCTTTCTATGGCCAGGTTTAATCCATTCTTTGCTAATTTTTTTAACTCTTTCCAACAAATTTATAGCTGATTCAGTTCTATAAATTGAGTTTTCTGGTGCTTTTTGAGGAACACTGATAACAGCCGTATCGTGTGGTCTAAAATATTCATCTTCAATAAGTTCTGGATGATACATATATAAATAATTATATATTGACTCATTTTTACCAACACGGATTCTACGGATGTAATAATCATTGTGCCATGCGTGAATACCTGAAGATGTACCAAGAACTAATGAGCTTGTATTATGCGATACAATACCGTTCTTTAATTGATAGTTTGGTGTATCCTCAACTTCAATATCCACCGTAAAGTTTTTCTTAATTTCCTTTTTAATTATTTTCATATATTTTATTTTTTAATTCAATTATTATATTTTCTTTGTTTTTTTGATAATCATTCTCCCATACAGTGATAACCGCATAACCACGATTGATATATAGGTTGTCTTTCTCATTATCAATTAATCTCACTTCTTTTACTGTTTTATTAACTCTTGGTATTATTAGGTTTTCGTTATTAAAGATATTTTCCGAACCATGCCAAAAATCACCGTGATAATTGATAATTACTTTTATGTCTGGCAATATTATATCTGGATATAATATACTATTTTTAATTTTATAATTTTTCTTTTCTGAGTTGGTTAATATTATACCGTACTTCTCTTGATAACCTAAAATAGTCCCTTTGTAGAATTGTCTTATATCATTTTCCAATAATATTTGTCCTTTAGAAACATTATCACCACACATTATGGCTTTAGTTGTTTGTATAACCCAATCATTATATTTAATTACACCATCAACTTCACCATATTTAGCTTTCCACCATTCAATATTTCTACTTTGGTGTTCGGTTAATTTATGTTTTGCTTCTTCGATATTACCTTTACACTTCTCAATCCAATAATTTAATCCCCAGGAAGATGTTAATCTATTTTTTTCACGATAAATATTATACTTCTCAACACCCTTATCGTAGTTACCACACTCTTTAGCAAAATTATCAATCGACCTAATGGATTTTACTTGATGTTTAGTTCTAATAATATCTATTTCTTCATTAGAGAACCCATTATTTTTTAACGTATCTTCACTAACAGATAATTTAGAGTTTTTTTCTAACCATTTGCTTGTACCATCTTTATCACCAAATTTATCAACGTACCATTTCTTAGTACCACGAATTTTTAGTTTATTTTTGTAACTTAACCATCTCAAAGAACCCTCTTCTAAACCATATTTTTTAATTAAATTATCTTCTGTAATAGCTGATAATTTTTTACGTTCTTCCCAGAGCCTTAAACCCTCAAATTCACCATACTTTTTAATCCAAGATTGTTTCACTGATGCCATAACTATTCATTTTATATAAATAGTCTAACAACAGTGAAACGAACTGAATTTAGAAAATTTTTATTAAAAAGTCATCATTTTCTGTGATTTCCTTAGCCTCTTTCCATGTACCATCAACCATCATAAATTTATGGTTTGGTGTACATTCAATAACAGTACCATCTTCCATAACAAATTCTATTGTTTCCTCATAACCATTTACAAACAACTTAGTTATAGTTTTTTCTTCATTTAGGTAATTATAAACTTTAATATCTTCTGTAACATCGTACCATTCACGATATTCATTTAGTTTAGTACCCAAGTCAACACCATTTAATTTGAATATATCATCAAGTGATAACGTACCCCTATTTGTTCTAATTTCAGTAGATGGTATTTGGCAACCTGATGGTTTAACTGTTGTTGTTCTTGCGGCAGCATTTATACCTATAATTGCCGCAACACGAGCATTTTCTTCTTTTACAAGTTTAGCTGCTCCCTTAATATCGTAGTTTAATACAATACCAGAACCGATACCTGTCATTCCTACACCAATTAGAGCCTCTTTTTCAGTAGTTCTTTTCCAAATCTCACGAAGATAATGGAAGTCTGTATAACCAGCCTGTAATGTACCTATAAATGCGGCAGCTTTAACTCTTTCGTTGTAGTCTTCCTGAGATTCAATATTTGAAACATTTACCTCACATAGATTACAGAATTGATATGGTCTTAGTGCAATTTCGCAACAGTTACCTGTAATTAATTTAGAAATTTGAAAACAATGTGTTGAATCAAATACAGAAATATCCCAAACATCCTCATATATATTTGTTAATTCAACGGATTCAACCTTTATTTGTTTATCATCATGAATATTATATCTAAATTTATAAGAATCTAAAATATCTTGTTTATATTTATTTGTTAATTTAAACAAGGAAATAAAGTGTTTTATTGAACTTGTTTCACATATTCTTAAATCATATCTTGTAAATTCACTATCATAACCATCTAATTTAGATTTAGATGTTTTTATTTTAGATTTTATACCGTAGAAACCTAATAATTCAGATAAATCATCCACTAATTGTTTATGTGAAGATGTAAATGTTATTCTTTTTTGTGTTTTACTTACATTTCCATCTGAACTGAATAATGCATCAACTAAGCCCTTTCTAAAATTTTCTGAACCATCAACCCAAACCGACTTAGGTAAACCATAGTTTTTATCCACATTACCAAACTTTTTAATATATAAATCAACCTCTTTATTATTTATAGATATCTCTTTTGTGTGTGTATCAACAAGAACTATTTGCATCTCCTCCTCAATATTTTGGTGTTCCTTTTTGAATCTACGATTAAAATTACCATTAAATGTTATAACATTTGTTTTTAATGTATTTAATAATTTATCGGATATATTAGATTCATCATCAGTGTCGGATACTATCATACCATATTCTGAATGTTCTTTTCTATTTGAAACCCAACCATCACCAATAATCCAACCACATAAGAAACCATCATCATACCCACCTAAATTACCATCAAAAAGTTTATTCTCTCTAATTATTGGTAATTTATCACCGTTTGTTAAATCTGGTGTTTTAACTTTAACATACTTTTCACCATCCCAAACGGGCCATTCATGTTCCTTAGTTGCAAAATATTCGGTACCATCTTCAAGTGTTAACTTAACAAGTTGCTGATTTTTACCAGATAACCAACATTTTGCATCAGATATTTCACCATTTAAATTTTTAACTTTAAAACTTTTATCTTGCAACTCCTCAATAGGAAAAATCCCTTCTGTTGTTAACACTTTTGTACCTGCCCTTAACGATGGGTTGGTACCCCAATCCTTATCATTTGTGAAATAAATACCAGGTTCTCCAGAACCAGACAACTTGATTCTCAACCAAAGATCATCAAAGAATTCTTTAGTTATTTTATGTCTTAGTAACACGGCAGAATTATTCGCTCTACCTCTTTGAGGGTTATTTTCCCACCATGCACCAGATTTACAAGAAATCATTTCATCATCGTCAGCGGAGAATAAACAAATTAGTGCCGCTCTACGGATACCTCCTGCAAGTACTGCATCTGCAATATAACATACAATATCATGAACTTGAATTGGCGTTAATTTTTCACCATCTTCTATAGTATCTAATATTTTTTTAATATTATGAATACAATCTTTAAGTGGTTGAGGCCCTGGAGCTTTACCACCAGATGTAATCAATCTTGCACCTTTTGGTCTAATATCTGAAAAATCGAATACTGGTGTTGAAGAAATATCACCTGTATATGATTTTAACAAGGTTTTGATAGCGTCAGCCCATCCTTCAATTGAATCAGATATCAAAAATCTTCTGTTTCTTGTTGGGTTTGGTTTTCTTATTTCTGGTAATTTTTCTACGTGATGTCTTTGTACTGAGTAACCAACACCAGTACCACCAAGCAATAAAAACATTACTTCACTAAAGCAATCAATGTAGTCTATTGGTAAATAACAACAGTTACCAGTCACAATACCACCAGATAAAACAAAACTTTTATCATCCTCAACTTCAAGACACCACACATCTTCTGATACAAATGAATCATTAACTTCAGTCATAGACCAAGATGTGTTTGGTCTACTACCAATGTGATTTGTTATTGAAAAATCTTTAGTTAATGGTCGTTCACCAAAATTTGTTATTTCACCTGTTAAATCAGAAATATTTGTAATATAATAACCACAAACCTCCAAATATTTTTTAAGAAAATCTATATGATCTTCCTGTGAAGATTGTATAGATTTATATTTAGATAATGTATTATTTTCATACCAATCTGGGTTTTTAGCACCGTCAGCGGATAAATAGCCATCCATAAAGGCTTTTATCATATTTAAACCATCTATATTTATATCTGGTGTTGTTTTTAAATATTTACCAGTATAAACCATAATATCCCCATCCAAACTATTAGAGGTAGATGTTTCAAACCCCATTTCTTTGAATCTGTAAAGATATTTAGTTGCCTCATCTCCACACAATCTAACCATAGAATATTTAGCTTCACCATTCTTTTTAAGAAGTGTACCATCGCCAAATACATAACCATAACACCAATATAATCTTTCCATAGGTGTTGCACCATTATAGTCAAAATTTTCATTTTTTTGTGTTGGAAAGAGTGGTTTATTCAATTCAAGTTCGGTTGTTTCAGAACCATCAAATAAAATCCATCTATGGTTTTTGGTAACTCTGATGGTTTTTTTACTTTTACCCCTACTAAAGGTGGCTGTTGATAGAAACTGTTTACCATAATTTTTAACAACGGCTGATTTCCAACTACCAGTATGTGTTAAAACAGTTATAATATCTCCATGTTCAAAATCCTTAAATGATTTTGTTCCCTCCGATGTAATAAATTCAGTTTCCCTACCAAAACAGTTGTATATTCTGTTTGGTGAAATTTCAATTGGTTTACCGCCAAATTGAAGTGATCTCATAGAAGGTAATACTTTTTTGTCATATACAAATTTGTATTTTTCTATAATTTCATCTCTTAACATAGGAAATTTCTTAATATGCATTTCCATGTTTCTTGTTACTAAATCTTCCCAGCTTTCTCTTCTTTCTTTCTCTGGTAAGTACTTGGCATACTTCATGTATACCGTAATGTCGCTTAAAATTTTTTGTGATATATCCATTTTTTTTTATCGGTTTTAAAAATAAATATAACCATTTTTGTCAAGGTTTATATATATTTTTTTATAGTTTGTTATTTACTGGGTTGCGCCATTTTTTTCCCATTTAGATCTTAAATTTTCGTTCAAGCTTTTCTGACGATTTTGCTTATCTTTATCCTCGAAACCATGTATAGATATGACATCTTCGGTATCAATAAGCATACGTTTATTGTCAAAAAGGCAGTTTTGGAAAATCATTCCATCAGAACCCATACGATTTTTCAATATGGTTATAGTCGCTCTACCATTTTCTTTCTGTTCCAAAGTTTTACCAACACTTACAATAAGGTGAGCAATTTGTGCTTTTTTCAAGTTTCCACCCATATTTTCGGTTTTTACAACCTCAACACTTGTGGATGATCTATTACCTTGTGTAGCTACCCAACTGGCAATGTTTAATTCTGCTGTCATTGATTCTACTTGGCGCATAATTTTACCTTCATTAGACCAATCTTCTGCTCCAGCAAATTCTTTTTCTGCTGATAAACAATCAAGATAATCAAGAATTAATACATCTATTTTATCGCCTTTAGAATTGATTCTTTTGATTGTATTCTTAATTACACCAACGGTACAACCATCTGCGGACAATTTAAGTATATATAATTTACCAATACCTTCTTGATTATTGATAATCTTGATTTTCTTTTTAACCTCATCTTTACGCAAAGATAATTCAGGTAACGGAATTTCTGTAGAACAAGAGTAATGTTTTCTCTGAACATCTTTAGGACTATCCTCAAAAAATATTTGTAATACATTCCTACCTGATCTATAGGCAGTATTAGCTATTTTGGTAAGCATTGTTGTCTTACCTACTCCAAGTGGCGCTATTATAAGTGCTAATTCACCCCTTGCTAAACCACCATTTGTAATGTTATCTATTCCAGTGATACCAGTTGGAATAGGTTCTCTATAATCATCAGATAAAACATTATCTATTTCAAATTCAAGATCGATAGGTTCATCTACTTGTCTGAAAGTTAAAGCTTTCTTCAATGTTTCCTCGATATTATCAATATCTTGTAGAATACCTTTATCAAGTTTGCTTTTGATACTGTTTACAGCATTTTTCAAAGATTGCATTTTACAGAATCTTTGCGCTGTATCTTGTACATTTAGATTATTGATTTTACATTTTTGTATGTTATCAATGGTATCTAAAAGTTGTTGTTTAAATGTTTCTGCGTTCATCGGAATATTCATATTGACTTCCGTTCTCAACGCAGGGAAATTTAAAAGGCAATTATGTTCTTTGTAATATTCCTTAATAATGTGGGCTATCTTTGAAAAGGCCTCATTTTGAAAATATTGTTTATCAATAATATCAATAATTGATAAACCAAATTTGTGGTCTGTTATTATTTCATTAAATAATTGTAATTGATATTCAGGACCAAGATCACTTAAATTTGATATCTTTTCAACCATAAATTAACCAAGTTTATATTCTAAATAATTCAATTCAAGATTTTCTGTTTTAGAACATAACACTCGTTGTACACTTGTGATTATTTTATAGATATGCTCTCTGATGTCTACACTATATCTTACAGTAGCTGGATATATTCGTGCATCAAATTCACGGTGAGCAATTTCTTTACCATTCATTTTTATTGTAAAAACAAACATATCACTATGTTCATTTTGTTCAAATGATGGGTTGTTAGTGTAATTGTTTCTGTTTTCATTCATAAAATCAAGAGTCTTATTTTTAAGGGATTCCTGAATTAGTCTTATGTTATCGTCAATAACATATTTAAAATCTAAACTGTTCACAGCTTTATTATTAAAACCGAAAACATTAAACAATCTTTGAACAATAATATGTTCGTTGAGTTTCAACGTAAACTCAAAATTACGCTCTTTTCTTTCTTCCATAATCTTATATTTTTTTAGTTTTGAAGTAATTTTGTTCCTTCTTTATAATAGTAATAAAAGTTGACCAAAAAACAAAATTATTTGTTTTTATTTTTTGCCCATCTTTCTTTAGCTTTCAAAGACATTTTTTTCTTAGTCTCTTCAGACATATTTTTTTTAGATTCAGACATTTTTCTTTTAGTACCTTCACTCCTTTTTTTTCCAATATTACTTTGAGAAATTTTTAATTTAACATCTTCAGTTATGATAGTACCTTTTTTAATATCTGACATCTTTTTTTTATATTCTTCACTTCTGTTCAAAGCGGAAAATCTAATTTTTTCTTTAGTTTCATCCGACATCTTTTTTTTAGATTCAGACATCTTTTTTTTCGTATCTTCAGAGTGTTTTTTACCTAACTGACCATCAGACATTCTTTTTTTAATATCGTCAGAAACAATCTTACCTTTTCTTGCCTCAGACATCTTTTTTTTTGTATCTTCATTATGCCATCCACTCCAACCACCATCACCATTTTCAATTTTTAGGTTTGCCCACTCTTCTGATTCAACAATATTATATAATTGACTGTAATAAGTACCTTTCTCTTTTATCTCATCATTATTATAACCCACAAATAAAATTTCAGTTATAATATCTTTTGTTTTTATTTTGTGTTTTTTTATATGATTTAGCCAAACTAAACCACTACCTATATATTTGAAGGGGTCTTTTATGGTTTTTCCCAAATATTTTAAACCTTTTGGACTTGTTTTAATATAAAGATATATTTTTTGTTTCATATTTATAATTTATTATAAATATAAGATGACCAGTAAAAGATTAAAAGTTAGATTTTTTTAGTTTTAAAATAATTTTGTTCTTTTTTGATTATAGTTATGAACGTACTCCAAAAAACAAAATATTCATCGTCATAACTTGGAATATAATTTATAATTCCATCTTCTTTTATCATTTTCATTACTGAATTAATCCCACCTCTACCTTCTGGATCCATTGGCTCATTAACCATAACACTTATTGTTTCCATTAACTCTTCAGTTACATTCGGCGATTCAAGATTAATAATCTTGTTCATTACAGCAAAGTAATCGTTACCATATGTACCCCATTTTGTTTTACCTTCAACAATTGTTTTCAACATATTATTGTCAGGTTTTTCACTTAACAATTCATTTGTACGTTCAATTATCCAATCAGAATCTTTTTTTTCTTTTCTCAATTCTGGAAATAATTTCAACGTTTTTTCTTCACCAATGTTTTGTAAACCAGAAATATTATCACTGCTATCACCAGCAATCATTTTTATTAATCCAACATTACCTTGATGATAATCAAAATAAGTATGAAAATTTTTATCTGTTATCACAACCTTTTTATTCAAAAGATATATTTTAACATCTTCAGATATTAATTGTAATAAATCTTTATCCGAACTCAATATTAATTTGATTTCGTTTGGTGAATTTTTACAGTAATAAGCAATACCGTCATCAGCTTCACATTCAGCAACTTCAACTTGGCGAATATATAACTCCTCAAGGTATTGTTTAATTCGAATACGTTGTCTACCAAGATCATAAATTTGTTCTTCAGTATATTGTGAGTTTCGATTTTGTTTGTAATATGGATAATATCCTTGACGATATTTTTTTGAGTTTTCACCTTCCCAAAACACCACAACCTTTGTTATCCCATATTCGGAATAAAATCTTTTTATGGTGTTTATAAAATGAAAAATGGCACCAACACTACCATTTTCTGTTTGGGTATTTTTGGTGCCATGAAATCCAATCTTTAGCAAATTCTCACCATCAATCAACAAACTGTTAACCTTAGGTTTCTTAATCTTCATAATCAATTGTTCCTCTATCTTCTGTTTCAATAATTTCTAAATCATCAACATTATCAATTACCTCACCCATTTTTGCAAATTGAGATGCGATATAATTCATATGTTCTAATTTATATTTTGCGATTGCTTCTTTACCCTCATTATTTTCTTTACTACCACGTCTGTCACTTTTTAGGAAACCTTGTGGTGTAATTATAATGTTTGAATCTTTATATCCAAGACCAGTGATGTGATTTTTATCTACAGTGATTTTACTTCTAACAGCTATGTTAATAGTTCTACCGTTTTTAGTTGCATCAATCTTTGAAATACCAGATTCAGCTTCATTACCAAAGCGGAAAACAAGTGTAGATGATTGGTATAATGCTTCACCACCTTTTGGTTTCATCTTAGGTTGTGCACCATAAACCAATGGAATTTGTACCCAAGGTAAATTACATACAACTAACCCAGCAAGATAAGGTGAATTTTCTTTTCTTGTTTTATTGATTCTTTGGTTTATACCCATATTGATTTTCTCAGCAAGAACACCAGCGGTATGTTGTTTACCACCTTTACCTTCATAAGTCATTTTACATGGTACTGAACCGACAGAATCCCAAAAGAAACAAACATCTCTTTTTAATTTACCTGATTCTTGTGCATCAAGAACTTTATTAATTTTTTCAGTAACTAATTCTATCCAATCAAGTTCATCGAAATAAAGAAAGTCACCAATCCAATCTTGTTTTTCTTCATCCCAATCAACCTGGAAACCCATCAATTTAGCATGTTCCCATGACCATTTCTTTTCAGTTATAAGAAACACAGGCATGATACCTTTCTTTTGCGCATCCACCGCTGAAGCAATAAGTGCACTTGTCTTACCAGCATTTGAATGCCCTATAAACATGTTAATGTGTCCCATTGCAGGGCCTGGGAGACCTGTTGCTTCTAAGAATGCTTCACCACATTCAAGAAATAAATCTGGTTTATATTTAGTTGTACTCACACCAAGTTCTTTCTTTAAATCATCAAGTGAGTATTCAGTTTTTTTAATGCCTTTAGCCATAACAATTTTTTATAATTTGTATTAGTTTAAAAAACCCCCAAATTGCTTGGGGGTTTTGGTATGTTATTATTTACTTAGAAAGGTAAATCGTCAATATTCATTACCTCGTCTTCAACATCAACGTTGTTATTCGCAGTAGGTGCGGATGTTGGGTAGTTAGTAGTTTGTGTTGGTGTTGGAAGGCTTTCATCATCTGATTGCGCAACAAACTTTTTAAGTTCTGAACTCCATACAGGTACTGAACCTTGTGCAACAATTCTCAAATATTCAACAGATTTCTTAGAATAAACATCTTTCCATGTTTTAGAATCATTCAACCAAGTATTCATTTGGTTTTCATCTGTAGAAAGTGGTGATGTTTCTTCAACCATGATTGAAGCGATTTTGGTAAATTCTTTTCCTTTACCTTTAGATGTGTCTTTTACAAGACTGATATAGATATCACGACCAGCAATAGGGTTCCATATAGCGCCAGCGCCACGACCTTTTGCTTCTTGTCTTTTGATGATTGCTTGTAATTTGTCCATTACACCTGTACCGTTACTAACGTGTGCAAATCTCCAGAATTTAACACCCTCAGCTTCTTTTCCTCTTAAGATACATCTAACGATGTAATAATCAGAAGCTCTATATTTTTTTGCATTTTCTTGGTCGATTTTGTCACCGCCTCTCAAGAACTGATAGGCATCGTTAAGTGGTGATTCTTCTCCATCCTGAGCAGGATCATAGAGTTTTACATAATTTTTCCCAACTTTAATGTTGTTGAATCTTTTCTTTTCGTAGAATTTGTACGGATCATCTTGGTTAGGTAGAATCCTAACAATCACTTCTCCTTCGTTTACACCTTCTGGTAAACTTAATGAAAGGTACTGTGTTAAATCAACTTTTTTACTTTGTGAAAAGTTTGAATTGTCCTTTGCTTTTGCATAATCTGTTGTTACGTCTTCGGTGGCTTTGCCCCAGTCTAAATTTTTGTAGTCTAACATAATGTTTTAATTTTATACTACAATAGTAAGCATTATCAAAACAAAAGTCAAGTTTTTTAAAAAATTTATTAGAACATTTGTGTCTGGTAAGCCTTTCCGAATACTAAAACACCTGGATTTTGTGATACAGAACCGCTCGTACTATCTTGAGTAACATATGAACCACCAGCACCTAATAATGTATAGTGATTTAATGTTATTGAACTAAATGGCATTGAAATCATATTACCGCAAGCAAGATCAAAAGTAACACCGTCAACTGTAACATTGATAATGTCACTACCAGTACCGCAACCGATAAAACCAATTAAACCAATATTCCATTTTGGTGTTGTTGAGGAACCTTGATATGGTGTATTTTGGGGTGTATTTCCTTGTAGGAAACTATTTGTTGAATCTGTATTACTGTCTGTTAAAGTTTGACCCAAAGTCAAACGTTGCATAAAATTTTGTATCATTATTAAAAAGTTTTTGCTTCTCTTGCATCTTCATCATCATTATCAATATAGAAACTCTTTTTAACATCGTTTCTATCATAATTTGACATTAATGCGTCCATCATGGACATTTTATCTGGCTTACCTTCAAGTTCGGTTTGGTTCTTATAACCATTACCTTCCAAATAATCATCATCTGTTAAATTATAAGGATATGACTTTGCAGCCATTGCTTTTCTTCTTTCATCTTCTGTTGGTGGGCGCATTAATTCAACTTGCTTTTCAAGATCATTCATTTTCTGAATAATTCCATCCATTTTGTTTAATTTACCATCAATGTCGTTAATCTTGTCAAATACCATTTGTAATCTATTCAAACTTCTGTGAGTTTGTTTTACAAGTTCTTTTGTATCATTTACAATATCAGTAACATCGATTTCAACGTCAGGTTCGCCACCCATCTCTGGTTGAGCAGTCATATCTGGAGCTACTGGAGCTGCGGCATTAGGATCAGCTGTACCAGCATCTGGCATAGGTGTTGCATTTGGATCTGTCATACCAGCATTAGGGTCTGCTGAAGCATCTGGTGCCATTGCAGTTGTGTCACCAGCTGCATTAGGATCAGTAGCTGGTTCAGCTGGTTGTTCCTCATCAGCTTCATAAAACTTATAAACAGTTTCCTTCAAAAGATTATCATTATAACCAAGAATTTGCTTATATCTCTTAACCTCATTTTCAAGTAACTTTTCCGAAATATTCTTTCTCATATTATAAATTATCTAATATATGTTCTTCTTGTGTGGCTTATAGGCATATCTTCTCTAAGAAGTTCTCTACCATCTTCTACCACTAATTTTTTTTCAATAACGGTTCTTTCTATAAGTCCGTCCTGTGTTCTGATATAACATTTACCAGTAACTGCATCACAAACCTCTTCACCAACTTGATTATTTGCTGGAGTTTGATTTATGAAATTATTTAATTTGTTATCAAAATTGTTCATAACAGTATTATTTACTATAAATAGTTATAATTTAACTAAAGTTAGGCTATATTAGTATTAGTATTTAATATGTTTGCCGCATATTTTGCTTTATCTGCCCAACCTGATTGCGGTGACCCTTCATATATTCTGAAAACCCAATCATTTGTATAATTAATATCAGTACTTGTTTTAAAAGTATTAAAATTTTTATATGATGGTAATTCGAGAAGGGTATATTCTAATTGTACCTGCAATGTCATATTAGAAAATGCGGCTGTAATAAGGTTTTGAGTATTTTCTGTTTTAGGTATTTCTACTAATTTACTAACACCACATCTACTTAATAAATCAAGCCAAAATTTATCTTTATTTGGATTCCAATTAGAATATGTACCAGCGGCTTGTTCAAAGTTAGGTATTTCAATACCTTTACTTTTTGCATAGATAAGTACTTTAGATCTTCTACCGTCAGCACCTACCCATTGAACTATACCAGCAGCATAAGTTTGTTTTGGGTCATTATAACTTAACTTTTTATTATATTTTGTTACAATTTTCGGATTGAAATTAGATTCCACTTTAAAGTTTCCAACTAATGATGCCGCCGCTTCTTTACTAAATCCATTTTGGATATAAAAATTATATGCCAATATAGCTGAGTTTTTATCATCAGAAACATTGGTATCTTGTGGTACACCTGCAAATGGTGGAAGTTCTTTCATGTTCGGTGCAATAGTTTTTCCATAACTAATATTATTTTCGTTATTATTTATACCATAAAACACAATTCCATTTTTTTGGTCATAACAACCTAAATATCTATAATTTGCCCCAGCAAGTGTATCAAATTTTAAATCATTGTTTGAGCTAACATTTAGAAAAACATATTCTTCAGAATTTTCATTATTAACCGTTATCGTATAAATATTATTCGTATCACTTGCAGTTTGTGATACGTTTTTATAGTACAACATATAATATGCTTGCCATATATTACTCTTACTATAATCTATAGCATCGGTGTAATCATTTATAAAATTGATTTTAGGGGTTGTTTTTTTGTTTGGGTCAAATAAATCTGAACCATATGTTGATGCGGCATCTGAAACCAATAATTTTTGCTGTTTTAATTTATTACTTGGCGTTAACAATTTCAAAACATCGTCATTAGTCTTAGCTAAACCCAAGGCTGTAATTGTTTTACCTATTTCATTTGTTGATAAATCATCTTTATGAGCATTTAAAAGGTCTTGTAATGAGTCAGTTGCTGGGTTGAAAAAATATGTTGTTTCTTGTCCTTCCCAATTAGCTTTCAACTGTAATACTATATCAACCATATATATCCTTATCACAGAAGGATCTGGATTAGCAGTTGCACCATTAGCAAAATATTTTGCTCTATTATAAACCATAATTAAAACAATCTTATAAATCTCATTTGTTAATGAAAAATGAGATACAAGCCAAGAATAAAGTATTTGCATACCATCAAAAGACACATACGTTCTGTTAGCATTCGATTTTTGATAGAATGTACCAAATCCAGAACCAACATTGTTTCTATCATTATATATTTGCCCAGTAGTAGTATTGTTTGATGTGTTTTGTGCCGAAGTTTTAGTTAAACCTGTCAAAGTTAATTGTAAACTATTCAGAATATCACTTTTATTTGTTGTTTTCTTATTAAATGGTTGTCTTACACCCTTAAATGTGGTTGTCATATTATTCGCCGTAATATTGTGCTCAACGTTAGTTATCCAATAACTACCATAAAATAAAGGTACATTTTTAAGATAAAAATATGTGAGAGGTTGTATCATAACATTACCCATTGATTCTACTTGACAAGTATATGAACGTGTCTCCATCAAGGAAAATAAATTACCAGAAGCAACTTTTTGTGATGTTTCAGAACCATTATTGGTCAAATTAATTGCAGCTTTTATTGATTCTTCGGTATTACTAAATTCACTCGTATCTAATCTAACTTTACTGAACATATTCTGGTTTTTGTTACCAAAATCAACAATAAATGATGTTATTTTACCTGTTTTAACATCATCAGGTACTAAATTTTTATTATCATTGAAATAAGGTTTGATTGGTTGTAAATCCAATGGAAATGAACCTGAATATGATGGTTTAGAGTTGCTCGTTAATTTTTTACTATCAACGCTTGATGTATGATTGATCCATTGTAAAATAAATGAAGGGTTTGAATCTATTCTATCTATATCTAAATGTGTTCCAAAAATATTATTTGCATATTTATCAAGTTCATTGTTAACGTTTGTAATTGGTGATAAATAATCAACATATGTATTCACTGGATGTAAAATAAAATCATTGTGTTGTGCAATATCACTGAATAAACCGAATACAGCTTTATTTGTTATCTCTGAATTTATTACATCGTTATCTGAATTGTTTGTTGTCGAAAATTTAAGTTGTAAACTATCAGACAAAGCTATCAAATCAATTAATATTTCACTACCAATATCGTTATTAGATCGGTCAACTATATTAATATATTCTATTAAATGTTTAGATTGATCTTTATCAAAAACACTATTTTCACCTGTATAAGAATTAATTGTTGTATCACAAACGGATATATCTTTGAACAAGTAATTATAAAATAAACCATTATTAATTTTACCCAATTCATCTAAAACATTAATAGAATCATATGGGACTTCTAATATTTTATTTGATTTATTATTGAATGCTATATATTTGTCAAAAAGATTTTTTACATTATAATATGTTTTAGATTTTAATTCATCAATAGTATTTTCTTTCTGAATTTGTTTTAGTAAAGATGATGCGGCATTAGAATTAAGGAAGTTAGAATTTATAGAATTTTTTATTGTATCAAGATATAAGTTTATATATTTTACATTTTTATAGTAAAACGTACTTACAAATCCTGTCAAATAATTAGTAATTTCTTTTGTAAGCAAATTTTTATTTTTTTCAAAGTATTGACCAGCACCAACTATTTGCCATAAGTATGAATCATTACTACTATTATAATTCAAAGTTGTATGAAGATTACTTACGGAATCACCAAAAGGATCATTCACAATGGAAGAATCTGAAGAATCTGAAAATATCCAAACATTTACAATACTTTTTAAATAATCTGTAATTAAATTGAACATCAATACTAAATTATCCTCGTCAAATTTAACGTTCAAGTAGTTGAAAAACTCATTAATCAAAAAATTATAGTAATATACACCAAAATTATAATTGTTGTTTTCACCATAATATAATTTTTTTGCTTTAGCTGCAACTGAATCACTATAGTATTTGAAAGCATCGTCATAGAAATATTTTTTGACTAAATTTGTTGTTTCGATTGACGTATCAGCATTATTTGCTGGGTCAATAATGTAATCCCCAAATACAAGTTTTCTGGTATAATATTTTACCTGACCAGCATCAGGATTAGAATTATCATCAGTTAATATACTCAATGGTTTAATCCCATATATTTCACCAGCATAAGAATCTGAAACCGTTAACTCGCTTGGACTAACTTTGAAAATAACATCAGGTCTAAATATAAAATTTTGATAGTTTGTATATAAAGAATCCTCTTGACCAGGTACTGCAACAGAACCAACGGTGCTGTAATTATTGATTGGTAATTTTTGCGCAGAAAATTCTTCTAATACTTTTTTATTGCGTATATATTGAGCATTTGTTAATACCGCATTGATTTTTGCGCTGATATAAAAATAGTCACAAAAATAATAATTATAACTCGAATAACCTACCAATAACATTTGTGCATCTTCTTGAGTTAGTTCGAATTGATCTGTTTTGTAACCTTGTATGTCATTTTCATCTAATGTCATTATACCCTTCATCAAAGTCTCAAAGTTATAATTACCATCATATTTTTTGAAATAATCTTGTGTCGAGTTTGGTTGATAGACTTTATATGAAGATGCAAAATCTAAAAATATTGACTCAAATGTTTTAAATTTTTGAATATCTATTGCGTCATACAAATCATATAATCTTAATCTTAATGGGTCATTCGATGTATTTAAATTTGAATAACCATCGACTGATTTATATATGTTGGTTGTCAAATTTTGTCCAATTTCACTTATTGATAATTCAGATGTCAAATTATCACGATTTTCACCATTTCCTATATATGTATCTTTTGTACCAAGTTGTAAACCTCCCATACCAGTATCGTACCACAAAAACCTTGACGTGTTCATCATTACTGATCTATTATCAAAAATAATACTATCTATATTACCGCTTTTGTTAAATAAATAAAGATTATCTGCATCATAAATATCTGAATTATTAACATCTAAATTTATATATTTTTTTGCCAAATTTCCTGATTCAAAAGCATACTTTTGAATAACATATGTTTTAGGTTTATAATTTATAGGTAAATATTCATTAATATTTTTTTGTCTATCACTACTATTATATGCTGCTTCTTCACCATTATAACCTTTGATTAATTCGTATTTATTATTTGTTATAATCTTAGTGTTATTCTCTTTTTTGTTTTGAGTTAATAACTTATTTGGGTAAAAAAAACCTCCAGCAGATGGATATAATAATACCACCAATTGTCCACTAACATTATTACTATCGAACTCATTAGTATCTTTATAAGTTTTTTCAGAATCCCAAAATTTTAATAAAAAATCTGTTACAACAGATATACTATCTAATAATGCATTATTAAATAAACCATTTCCAATAATTGCACCAAAATCATTCGTAAGATCATCATAAACAACGGATTCTAATGTATTTGTTATACTTGTACCAAATTTTGAAACCGATTCTTCTCCAAAAAATCTACCAAATAAAATTTTATAAATAAAATAAGATATTGGACTTATATCTTGAGTTTTTGATAGAGCATTATTTTTCGCAGTAAATTTCAATAGCTTTATAAGCGGTATATTTCCAACAAATGATATACTCATATCTAACATAAGTGTATTCATTTGTGTTAAAATTGATAGAATATCAGCTTTTTCTAAACCACCTCTCAAATATGAATATTTCATTCTACATATACACATGTAGAATTTATACATAAATTGATCGTTCTTATCAAACGTTATATTTTTAACTTGTTTGAAGTAATTAATTATATTATTACTTGTTGTTAATGTTGATGAACCTAATGAATCTTTTATAATACTATAGTGACCCATGAAATTAATACCGTCATTGTATGATTTAAATGATTTTACAAACCCATTTTCAGCACCATAATGGTGGAATAATGTGTTAGTATCATATTTTGTGTCTGAAAAATATCCTTCAGTTGCACCTATTTGATTATTTACACCATTTTTATCAATCATGAAATTATAATAATCTTTCATGAAGTTAGAAAATGTACCGTAACCAAATTTAGGAATAAATGTATTGTTTATACCAGTTACAAATTTATCATTGATAATTGGTATACTTGCAAACTCAACAATATTGTTTTTTTGATCATAACCCCCATAGATTGGTGATGTATTAGAATTTAAATTTAGATTAACTTTTAATACTTTATCTAAATCAATATTTAATGTATATGTGTTTTTACCAAATAATCTATTATTATAATTGTCCGAATGAAAATGATATAATGCCCCAAGATATAAAATCAATGGCATTGGTAATTCTGTAATACCAACATTAGATTTAAATAGTGCAACTATATTATCTTTTGAAAATAAAAATTTATTGGATTCTGTTTGTAAAGATGAAATTATATAGTGAGCAGCTTCTTTAAAATTACCTGTGATATCACTATTTGTTCCAATAGAAAATGATTCAGCAAAACAAATATTGTTAAGTGGAGTAGCATAATATGAGATTCTATCTGTATTTTTTGTAATTCTACTTGTTATACCGTATTCTAAATACGTTGAAAATAAACCTTTTTGATAATCTGTATAATCACTAAATTGATTTTTAGTATAATTATCTATTACACTCGGATTTGTCAAATATTCATTTGTAATGTTCTTAATATCCATTTTAAAAATTATATAGATTTACGTTTCTTGTTTGTCCATTATTTGCATCATTTTTAAAACCAATCAATGCTAATAATGTGTCTTTATTATTTATTGTATATGTTAAAGTTGGTGTAATATCTGTATAACTTTTTAAATTAGAATCAACGTTTATGTTGCTCACCACGGTAGTGTTACTTACAACTTTTATTTCTTCGTCAAATCTTTGGCCATATATGAAACAATTTGTTTCGCCAGATATAACTATATTTTTAGTTAATGTACTATAATCTATTTTAGAAATATTAGCTTTTACGTTTGGTGGTACAAAAAAACTTGACTGATTACCATATGCACTTATATCATAATAGGGTGTTTGGGTTATATTGTTATAAATCAAAGGTGAATTATTATTATAAAATTGTTGTAAAAATTTTATATTTAAACCTGGCGCAAAATTTTTATTATTTGTAATAAATGAATTAATTTTATTTATGTTTTTAGTTAATTGTTTTGTCGTATAAGAACCATTAATTAAGGATATTTCATTAGTTATTACTTTATCCAAGTCAGTTGTAGTTACAGTACCATTATTAATAATTTTACTTTTTATAATACCGTAGTAACCATTACTATCAGATGTGTCCAACAATTGTTTGATATTACTAAATATCGATAATTGTAACTTAGGATCTGTTGTTTTTAAACCTATATTTGTAAAAATATCTAATTCAAAATTAGCAAAATTTTTGATAATTGATACGTAATCATTTGTAGTATAGTTTTTGAATAACAAACCAGAATATATCATATTAAGATTAAAACTATTAATCATATTATATATAATATCATATTGTGTTTGTTTATCTGAATTATAATATATATTATTAACACCACTATAAAAAGTATTAGATGTTACAGCTGGGATTGTACCTATTTGTGTGTTTTCGGTTGAAGGTTCAACTATTTTTTTGATAGCATCAATTGACTTATATATTTCATCAACAAATTGTACTTCAGACCAATTTTTATTAGATTGTACCAAGCCTGGATATTTTCTTTCAAAAACTTTTTTTTGTGTGTCATTTTGATCATATGAAACAAAGAAATAGTTTGGAAATGGATAAAATTTTTGTGTTACCCCTTGCGGTGTTGTTACATTTTCATACTCACCACTTTCTTTTTGTACACTATTTCTATCTTTGTTTGTATCAAATTCATGTAAAGCTTTTTTACCAGCAATATTCAATAATATAAGAAATGTTTGAATATTGTTGAATAATATTCTATATATGTTATATGTGTTAGGTTGGAAACCAATCTTGTTTTGTATAACAGTTAGTTCTTCATCTATCAATGCATTATTTTTATCTGATTTAATTTTTGCTATATTATCAATCAACTTATTATATAATTCGGTAAACTGTGTATACCCATTATTATTTATTTTTGTATCATAAAATGTAGCCGATGGATCCGAAACATTCGTAGGATAAAGTGATATAAATGTTTGATTAGATAACGCAGATTTTAATTTGTTTTGTGTATCCGTATCAGTTATTTCATTTATTGAATTATCAATATGTTGTAAACCATTATTAAGTATCTCTTGACTTTTACCTATCTCATTAGTAACAATATTGGCATATTCAGCATCAGAAATAGTTTTCAGAATATCTAACGAATTTATTATATCTTTGATACCTAATAAACTGGTTGAATCAAACATATTCTTATCTAAATTATCTTTAATTTTATATAGATAAGGTAATGTTGGTGCTTGTTTGCTTAAATCTATTATATATTTATTTAGTTTTTTTTGGTCGTTACTGTATTGTTTAGTAAAGTAATCATTCTGTGTTTTATATAATTGTTCTAAAATTTCATATCCAAGGTATTTACCATTTTTCTTTTTAAACATAAATGGTGCCACATAAGCATATATCAATAAGAATGAATTAAATATAGAAAAGGTTCTGGAAACAAATTCTGCATCAACAGTATAGTTACCTGTTTCTGGTTCAAATTTTGTATTAGATTTTACTAAATTCAAAGGATAATCAATAGCTTTACCGTAAAAACCTTTAACTGTTAATACAAATGTTGGGTATGGAAATGTATAAAATAAATTATAAGGATTATCAATATCATTACCTCTTTCAAATAATGTTCTACCTTGTACATCAGTAAATTGTATTTTTACAATAGATGATGTACTTGGATTTTGACTGATAGAAATACTATCTATACCAAATGTTTCTGGATCTTGTATATTACTTGTACTCTTAAATTCTCCAGTGGCAGCATCAAGTGTTTTGTTACTTGAAAAAAAATCAGTATAATCAGTTGTTAATTTATTTTTATATATAACAACTGAATTACCATCTGAATTTGACCCAAATGATTTGATGGGGTTGAGCATATTTATATTGATAGATCCAACTGTTATTGGTTTACCATTATTTTGTGTCTCACCAAAAAAAACAGATGTTGCTGGTCTTTTAAACGCTTTTAAATTAGCATACATCACCAAGTTTTCTTGTGCGACATATCTATCAGCTACTTGACCATTTTTTATGATTTTATTTGGATCAATAATAATTACACCATCATTATTTTTAGTGTTTGTGGTAGTGTCAGTAACAATATACTTATCAATAAATATGTTTTCACTGGTATCTAATAAATTATTCGCCATAATATGCTAATTTCAATTTCATAACTGCCTTATAATCGGACATACTCTGGTCTAAAGGGTATGGTACTCTTATAGAAGCATTATCTGGTATATTCCATTCCAAACCACCATATTCTGGGTTAGCTAACAAGATTAACCAACCAAAATATGGTGTACCATATTTATCTTGGCTTACTTTATCCATTCTTGATCTACCTACCTTATAAACAACAAATAAATCTGTTTCTTTTTCAGGTAAATGTACATATGGAACGGTAATACCATTACCGTTATTTGTGAATTGATTATATCTGTTATAATATGAGCTCATATAAGTTATTTAATATAAATATATTTTGATAGAAAATCAACAGTTTATTTTACAGGAGGAACAATACTTGAATATTGATATGTTAAAATATTATTCGTAGCATTATTTATTGCATTAATTGTAGTACCTGATGGACTATTATTAATAGAACTATTAATTTTGGTATTTATTTGACTATAATTTTTCAATCTAACCTTAACACTATAATCAGAATCACCACCTTTTAACATTGTTCCAGATGATAATTTTAATTTTTGTGGTGTTGATGGATTTGAGTTAGCCAATGAATTAAAAGCTGTATTTGCATATGTTGTGTATGGTGCTGTTAATTTATTCAAATAAACAGCATTTAAATTATTAAATTCAGTCAGTATACTTTGATTATATTTATCAACATTATTGAAAAAATCGTTTAATATTTTTTTAATATTATCCAGTTTTTTAGATTTTTGTTTGTCAGTTAAATCAAGTTTATTAATATTTGTTGTATACGATGTCATCATAGCATTTACATGTGTATCTTTGTTTACAAATAATGTATTAAAAAAATCCATCATGCTTGCTTCGGATAATGAACTCATAAGATAACCATTTACTTGACCTTTCAATGAATTTAAATTCATTTTAGTTGTTATATCTGGGGTTGTGCCTGACAAAATATAATCAATATATGAATCAGTCAAACTGATTGTATAATTTAACACACTGGATAAATTATTCACATTTGTATTGAATTCCGAATCATTTGAATTAACTGATATTACATTATAATAATCATAGGATGATACACCATTTGCTGTACTGTTTGCTGGAAAAAGCAAATTATAAAGATCTTCAGTAACACTTGGTGTGTTTTTTTCCATTCTTACTTTTAAAGAATCTTGAGTACTTTTGATTGTAATTTGGTAATTTTGTGAATAATCATTCAAAATTAAACCCAGAGTTTTGTTTGAAAATTCCAAAAATTCATGTGATAATTTTTCAAAAACATAAGTCAACTGGTATTTGTTTTGTAAATATGTTCCTTGACTATTAACATTTTTTAATGAAGGTATCAACCCTTGAAATTGGTAATCTACCACATTAGTTTGTTGGTCAAATTGGATTTGAGGTGTGGTAATTGAAAGATCAAAACTTTTTAATTCATAATTCGTTATATCACCTGTAGTAGTAATATTATTATCAATATCATCATTTTTTGGTAAAACCATATTTGCATCTATAGTTTTGAAATTTGTGTTATTCAATAACAATGGTGAATCAATAAACGTATTATCATTTGAAATTTGTCTAAAATAGTAGTAACCATTACCTAACATAAATTTAGTATTATCGTCCGATTTATAATTATAAACACGGCTCAAATCTATAATACTGTTAGATGATGTTCCAGTGTAATTATATATTGTTAAATATTGAGAAAAAGGATCATAACCAAACAATTGTGATACAGGTGTTTTTATTTTATTTTCGTTTCTAATAATCTCATATAATTGATTAACTTTACTATTTGTTGTTGTACCATCATACCCTGACAACACAGCATTAATTCCTGAAAGATAGGTGTTAAATGAATATATATTGTTTGTTTGATCAATATTTTTTTGTTGTTTGGTTAATAATAAATTATTTGTATAATTACTAAGTTGTGTTGAAATGTAATTTTGAAAGATTATTTTTAAATCTTTAGAATTCAATTCCTTATTATATCTATCAAATAAACCAGTGTCTATAAACCAATATACAAGTAAATCATTATACAATTTATTTGTTATATCTATATTAAAATGTGTGATCAAAGCTTTTGTGTAATCATAATTTGTTGGTTTTTTCAAATACAAACCTGCTACATCTGAAGAATCGTATTCACCATCCGTCATATATCCTGGATTATATGATTGTCCAGTAAATACTGAAGATATTTTTGCTGTTGGGTTAAATCTTGGTGTTGTATAATACAGCATCTGAGGGTATAAATGTAATTGAGTTCCATAAAGATTATTAAAACTTGAACCACCAAACTGGCTATAATCACAATAATCTTTTACATTAACATAGTTACTATATTTTGCTTTAGAACCAAAAAAACTATTAACAGTTGTTGTATCCGTTGTTCCACCAGTAACAATATTTTTAATTATATTGTCCATGAATGTTTTATCATCATTATCTGTCGCTCCAGTATAATTTATATTCAATATTTTTGATAATAAAAATGATGATTGATTTGATGAATCAAATACTAATGAATCAGAATAATTCAAAACATTAGTTATAAACGAATCATAAAAGTTAGTGAATAGTTTTTTATAATTAACATTAAATATTTCAATTGATGCGTTCTGACCATATTCTGATATATAACTCGCTTCACCAAAATTTGTGTTAGTCAATAAAGTCCATGCTGTGGTATAAATTAATGGTTTACCAGCAACGTTTAATTGTGCATTATTATTAACTTTATCATCGAATAGTCTTTGATAATAATTTTGTCCATAAATACCTGGATTTTCCGTTGGGTCGTAAGAAAATGCATATGGTTGAAATACAATAGAAATATCATAAATAATACCAACACTCTTAGCCAATGAATAATTATTACCAGACAAATCTATCAAATCTTTTGTTGTTGTATCTGGAACACCAATGGTGCCTTTTGGAACATCGTATGTAGAATCTGGTATTTGGTATTCTTTAGCTTTTTGTACAATCGGTATTAAATCGAGAGTATTATTATCAAAAAATGATGTTTCTTGATTTACTAATTGTCTTTCTACTGGATCAATATTAGCGGAAGTTCTTGAATCATATACATCAGCATTTGCATAATAATTGAATGATAATGCATTTTGTAATTCATTTATAGGTGTTCTTAAACCTGATCCACCAATATATTTAAAACTTAAACTGACGTTAGCGATCATTGGTTGTACACCTATACCTTCTGGATTTAAATCAAAAACCAAAGGTTCATATGATATATTACAAGAATTTATCAAAATTTTTGTGTTATAGAAATCGCCAATTCTTAATACGCAAACAGGTGGTTTACCAAAAACTGTATTTGTTGCGTCACATGATTCATTCTGTGAATTTAATATTGTATCACCAGGTCTAAGACACTGTTGTAAAAAAGTTAAACGTGAGTTCAACCCTTCTGGAGTCATAGAGTGAAATGCTGGTGTAAAATATTTCAATTTTTCTTTCACCGAATTATATACAGTTGGGGTATTCGCTTGTAAATATTCAAAATAATCCGCCTCAGTGATTAACCTATTAAGAATTCTTTGCGCTATTTCTCTTTTAGTTATATTTGTGGCGTTTGTCGGTTGTTGGCTTGATACCTGCGTTGGATTTGCATTAGTTTTTGTTTCAGTTTTTGGTGGATCTGGATTAACTTCCAATGATACTTTTAGGTTAACCTTTCTTGAATACGAAGCTTGTATTGACAAAACAGAACAAACTATATCAGCTTGACTGTATGATTGTATTTTAGGTTGCAAACAACCAACAAGATCACTTGTAACATTACTATATGTTTTACCCTCAGCAGTAGTTATATTACCACCGAAAAAATTTATAGCTGTTAATAAAAGTTTTCTATTATCTTCTGTGTCAGTACAATAATATGTAACTGTATTTGGAGCTTTACCATATGGTATCCTTACCATAGGTATTGTAGTAAATGAAGCAGTCAATACATTTTCAGGTGTACTAACAGCTTTCATGGAATCTATCGCACTTATTTGTGTTGGCGAATTTAAAACAAATATCACCTTATCTTTCTTATTCTCACCATTAGAAGGTCTAACAAAACTTACTTTTGTACCAGTCAAGTATTTTTCAATATTATCTGGTGTTAAAACATCGTTGGTAGTTTCAACAGTCAAATCTTTAAAAATGTTAAATGCTAACCATTTTATAACACTTTTAAATTTTCTGATACCAAGTTTTGTATTGAAATCAACATCTTGACTATCCAGAGCACTTGTGAATGAATCAACAGTAATTGTTATATTATTACCTCTGTTGTTTGCATAACTTGTTATTTGATCTCTAAAATTTGTAAAACTTTGATATAGTTGATAATATGGTGCAGAACCTTTCGGTAATTGGCTAAAATATCCGTCTTCACTATTAGAACCTATAACCTGATCATATTTTACGAAATAAGCATATGATTTACCTTTTTTAGATTCAGCAGATTGAACAGATGGGTCAGCAATAGATAGTTTATAATAAGTATCAAAATATGTATCGTATGTATTAACATTAGCATCCTCAGTATCCAATGGTGTTTGATTTTCGAAAAATAAATCAGCTTGGATAGTTGGAATAATTGGTGGCGTAGTTGTATCCTGAGTTACTTGTGCTGTGGGTTCTTTAGCATCACTTTGATCAAGTTTTGATTTGATATCAGCATTAGCTTTTGTTGTTTGAATTTCACCAATTACTCTTTCAAAATATGCAATATCTTTATTACTAAAAACACCCCAGATTCTTGCTAATTCAAATATATCAAAATTCGTGCAACCAGCCCAGAATGAATCAAGTATCTCATCCACTACAGTGTCTGGATAATTCTTTAATTCTTTTTGAGTTAATATATTTAGTATTGATGGATGGTCAACAACAATTTTGAATGAAAGGGTACCTTGTCTTTCAGTATTATTATATGTATATATTGGTTCTGGTCTTCCTAAAAATTGATGTGAAGTCCAATTCACAGATGTATCATCTGTGAATTTAATATCGTATGGTGGAAACCACATTATTCTACCACCGTTAGGCCCAACTTCAAATGGTTTGAGGTCATAATCCCCTTTCCATTTATTTTGTCCCCTCCAAGCAAGATTCTCAATTGAGAACATATATTTTTTAGCATTTCCAGCTGATTTATCTGATTTTGTATAATTTATGTTCGTTTCTGATGGGAAAATACTATAATTGTTATATCTATCCAAAACAGAATTTCTTTCAAGTCTTAATAATTCCGTAAATCTCATCAAATTTAACGTACCAGAATAAGGTCTTACTTTAGTCCAAGTTCTACAAAATTCTGCATTGTCTCGCATATTATTAACATCATCTCTGGTACCATTATATAATCCAGGTACAGAATAATTATTACCTATTACATTACCAGCATCATCCTTTCTTTGTGTTTTTGCAGTAGCTAAAACACCACTACCTTTAGAGTATAGACTATAACCATCAAACAATTTAGTTTTTGTTTGGTCTATCACCAAATTTATTGGATTACTATTATCATCTGCCTTTTCAAGAAGTCTTTGTGTTTTAAATAATATCGAGCATTCTCTGAAACGGTCATAATAATTATCACTACCAGCTTTCGAAAGAATTCTTTCAGCATCGTTATTGTTACTGTCAATTTTACTTACCGTATCGTAATTTATATTACCCTTAGAATCAGATGATACTGTTTGAGGATCATAAAATGTTTCTTGATAATCTGTTTTGTGCCATATAAAATCAGTATTTAATGAACCATATTTTGCCGTTTCATTCAACCCTGGTTCATAATATGTGGTTCCATCAAGATAGTTTGTTGATATAATTTTTGTAATTTCTTCAGGACTCTTAACTTGATCACCCTCAGAATCTTGTAAAGCAAAAAATGGTGCTGATTTAATATCTCCAAAATAATATCTTGATTGCGGTTTTTTACCGCCAGTCATACCAAGGAAACCTGTAACACCACCGATAGCTTGCAATGTTTTATCTATCGCTTGGAAAATACCACTTTGGTATTGTGGGTCATAATTGGGTGCATATTTATTGAAATAAATGTTTGAAAATAATTGGAATTTTTGCCCACTACCAGTATTACTCAAAAATGCTACATCTTCAGAATTATCATATCCTTGTTTGGACATACCAAAAGCATCATTAAGCAATTTACCTAAAGCTGATTTATCTGTTGTTGTAACACTTTGATCTGAAGTATTAAAACATCCTGGTGTAAGTGTAGGTTTACTTTTTAAATTCAAATACGTTATAATATCTGTGGCTCCAACTAACGAACTTGTAAATAATGCTGCATATCCGATTGGATTATTTGGAACTGTTATATTATAGTTTTTAGCAATAAGATTATTTGATGGGTCTTTTAATATATTAATTGCTTGTGCTGGGTCAGCTAACGCATCATTAATATTTGTTAATGGAGAATCTGAAAGTATATTTTGTTGTATTCTTGTTTCGAAAGCAGATTTTAATTCTAATGCAGCAATATTCATCAATAACGTTTCGTTTTGAAGAACCTTACCAGAATAATTTATATAACTTACAGGGTCAATTGTGAAATCAATAGCAGAGTTTTTATTTACATTTATTCCAAGGATATCTTGTGGTGTATATTGCGTAACATAATAATCTCTACTTAATTGACCATTATCGTCAACATACGGTGTTTGTGGTGCATTAGGTTTTAATGTATTTGTATTAAATACATCAAATGTTTGTGGAATATATTTATTTAAATTAGCATTTAGTTTTAATGAATAATCTGAAGATAAATCATATAAACTTGAAACAGATTGTAATGTTGGTATTGAATAGTCACTAATCACAGCAAGTTTACCAATACCATCGGCCAAAGCTTGGTACGTATAACCTAAACTATCGTTTCCTTCAGTTATAGCTGAAAAATCACTTTTATTTAGAGGTCTATTTCTATTCAAAATTTTATTTCTAACTTTATCAGCTTCACTGGTTATATCCCCTGGATTTTTTACGCTGAAATTATCAATAACAGTATCCCTACCTAAAGAATATTCATAAGCTTGTAAAGCTCCGATTCCTTCAGTACTAACCAAACCGAGAACAATATCTGGTGGTGTTTTTAAATTCAATTTTAGAATATTATCTCTAAATTGTTGCGATGTGTTCTTTAAACCAAGTGAACTTTCTGGTGTTTGACTGCTCATATTATCTTGCTATTGGTGCGATTGGCATTTTTTGGTTATTATATCCTGAGTTACCTTTACTTACCCCATCGGTTATACTGTTTATGTATGTTCCCAAAGTGTATCTACCAATCTTTTCTAAATCGTTTATTGTTATTTCTTTACCGTCCTCAGATCTAACGGTTATTGTTCCGCTATGTTTTATTTCTCCAGAACTATTACCACTATTATTTGTTAATCCAGCTTGGTCAAATAAGACTCCAATATCACCTTTTCCACCTTTAAAT